ATGCTTTCATCTTTCCCCACTAAGTCCCTCACTTTTGCCGACCTGATCGACCAGATCCAACAGTTGAACCAAGGCATGTTGATCAATCTGGAAATCAGGGATGGCCAGCCATACATCGGCGAGTCAACACGATGGATTCGCCGATACCCCTGTCACTCCAACTCGTCCAAACCAGCCAAAACCAGCCCTTCGGCCGCAAACGCACTCGCTGATCTCTGCAACCTCATCATTAGCTCGAAGGTTTCGGTGATCGACAAAATCGAAATCCAACGCGGTTTACCGACCCACGTTCACTACCGAACATTCGTGTAACACACCTGTTCCCAAGCCCAACGCTCTTTGAAACATAGCTTCTAGCACCAGACAGCATACTGACCGATAAGCGGAGGTTGTTGTGGGTGTCGTCAAACGACGAACCACGGCATCACTCCGCATTTTTTTGGCATTCGTCTTCGGCACCCACAGCAACCCCCGCATGCAGGGGGATCCATTGAACCAGACCCAGACCACACCGACCGCCGACGACATTGCCCACGACCCAAAAATCAAACGCATGGTCAACGTCAAGGCGCACCAACTCAAGCGCCGAGCCGAATTCGCGCGGGACGACCACGACGACATCGTCCAAGAACTCTACCTTGATCTATTGACCCGTTTGCCGAAGTTCGATCCCGACAAGGCAAGCCTCGCCACATTCGTGTCGCGGGTCGTCGACCACAAGGTCTGCAACCTCATCGATCGCCGCAAGTGCCTGAAGCGCGAGTACGTCCACGACGTGGTCTCCACCGAGGACTCGCAACCCGACCGAGCGGGCAACTTCACTCGGAACGAGGACAACCTCGCCACCGATTCACTCGCCAGGCCGGTGAGCCGCGCGACGACTCCGGACCATCCCGCGGACGTCCGCGTGGACGTTCGCCGCGTGATGGCGTCGTTGACGCCCCGACAACGGCGGATCGTCGACAGGTTACCCGACCATACCAAGGTAGAGATCAGCCGTGACCTGGGCGTCCCCCGCGCGACGATTTACGACGACATCGCTCGGATTCGCAACGCGTTCATGCGGTTTGGTCTTGATCGGTATGCCGAGCGAAATCCCGAGGCGACGCCCAAGAAAGTGACCACCACACCGGCCACCCCCTTTGCTGAGCCGGCCAAGACGACTACCGCCAATCCGGCCAGCACAATCCGTACGGACAACGACCACAACACACCGTCCGACGGCAACCAAACCGTATCCGGGAACACCTCTGTGCCCCTTTCCAGGAAGCGCAATAGGCCGGCGTTCACCCAGGCGCTCGCGGAACACCAAGCTCGCCAACAAAGAAACCAACCCAACTCGAAAGGAGAAGCGACCCATGACGCAACAGGAAAACCTGCCACGCCCTCGGTTTCGACGACACCGGCCGACCCGTGCGACGTGGCTTCTCATGTCGATCAACCACCGCTCACAAGCCTGGCTCCCTCGAAACAACCCACTAGGGCCGAACCGGAATCCTCACCTTCACCGTTCGCGCCCATGCCTGAACACGAAAGCGCTTCCATCAGACACTCGTCATCGGGAGGATCACCCATGAGCCAACTCACGACAACGACCTATTCCATGTGGCGGAAGTTCCTGACCTGCCAACGCGCGTTCGAATGGCGCTACCTTCGCGAACTGGTCCCGATCGACCGACCGCAGGTGCTCGGGTTTGGCTCGCTGATCCACGACTGCCTGGAAAAGTGGCACGGCAACGGTGACCTGGACGATGTGTTGCGCCACATCACCGCCGCCATCCCAGATAAAGAAGCGAACCCAAACCGCAAGCGAGATTCCCAACTCGCGATGGCGATGATGCAAGGCTACGCGGCGCGATACTCAACCGAGGACTTTGAAGTCGTCGGCCTTGAAGTCCCGTTCAGTTGGCCGATCTTTAACCCGGCCTCCGGACAACCGCATCCCACGTTGACCATGTCCGGGAAGATCGACGGCATCGTCCGCCGACAAGACGGCTATTACCTCTTGGAACACAAAACGGCGGCCAGCATCGATGGCACCTACCTGGCCAAGCTCTGGAATGACTTCCAAATCATTATATATAGCTACCACGCGGAGAAGGCCTTGGGCCTGCCGATCAAGGGCGTCATCTACAACGTTTTGGCCAAGGCCAAATTGCAACAACGACGCGGGGAAACCGAGGACGCGTTCGAAGAACGGCGCGCGGTCCTGATCGCGCGATCGAAGACCGGCCGCACTTCCGCCAAGCGAAAGCTACCGGAACCCGACGACGAGTTCCAGTCCCGCCTGACGGACAAGTACCTCACCGATCCCGCGATGTTCCACCGTGAGGAACTCCTGGTCTCGCGCGAACAGTTCCGCGAATTGGAACACGAACTCTGGCAATTGACCCAGGCCTACAAGGAAGCCGTGCATCGCGGGTTCTTCATCCCCAACCGCACCAGTTGCTACACCTACGGTCGACCCTGCGCCTACCTGCCGCTTTGTCGGTCGGGTGGTAGCCAGGCGGTCGCCGGCAACCTGTTCGTGCGGTGCGAGCCTCACGAGGAGCTGGCGCCAGCGAAACCGGTTTTTTGACCCGACACTTCGAGCCGCTTTGCTTTAGGTAGAACAGGAAAGCGGTTGGGCCACACCGGCTTTACCGCGAAACACGTTCAACAATTGGAGTTAGCTTTGATCCTACCCAAATCGAAAACACCCGCCAAAACCGACCTCAGCTCTTTTTCGGTGATGCTCTACGGTGGCGCCAAAATCGGCAAATCGGAGTTCTGCAGCCAGGCACCGAGCGCCCTGTTCCTCGCCACCGAACCCGGCCTGAACGCCCTGGAAACATTCCAAGTGCCCATCCACAAATGGGAAGACTTGCTCGAGGCGTGCGCCGAACTCGCGAAGGGCGAGCACACGTTTCAAACCATCATCGTCGATACCATTGACCTCGCGTACCGGCATTGCCTGGAATACGTGTGTGCCAAACACAAAATGGAACACCCCGCCGACCTCGGTTACGGCAAGGGCTATGCCCTAGTGGACAACGAGTTCACGCGAGTCATGACCAAGATGGCAGGCATGCCCTACGGCCTGATTTTGGTATCGCACTCGAAGACGATCGACATCGAAACCCGCACCGGGAAGGTCCAGAAGGTCGTGCCGACCTTGCCAGACAAGGCCCGAAAGTTCGTGCTGGGCTTGGTCGACTTGATCTTGTTCTGCGACCTCAAGACCCAAGTCGTTGACGGGAAGCCCGTTCAAAAGCGCGTGATCCACACCAAGCCATCCGCCCACTTCGAAGCCGGTGACCGCACCAAGCGGTTGCCCGCCGTGTTGCCTCTGAACTTCCCGGCCTTCCAGGCGGCCTTCGAGCACGCCCAGCAGGAAGCCAAGACCGAGAAACATAGCCAAGACGCCGTGACCGCGAAACCTTAAGGAGACTTCACCATGACCATGGAAGACAATTTCGAAAACGAAATCGACCTGAGTTCAATGGACGACGACTTCGTCCGCGCCGAGAAAAAGGAATCCAAAAGCTTTGAAGACCTCCCCGAAGGGAAGTACCAGGTTCGTGTCGCCAAAGTCGAGTTGACCAAAGCGAAGACGACCGGCAACCCGATGATCAAATGGGAACTGCTCGTGCTCTCCGGCAAGTACCGGAACCGCCGCATCTGGCGAAACTCGGTGCTCACGGCCAACACGATGAGCTACATCAAAACCGATCTGGCCATTTGCGGGTTGGAGCTGGCCAAGCTCAGCGACTTGCCCTTGCGGCTCGCCGACCTGCTGGACGTCGATCTCGAAATCTTCCTGAAAGTGAAGGCCGACAGCACCAACGTGTACTTCAACAAACGCCTCGAAGGTCTCGACACCGCCGCCGACTCCGCACCCACGGGCAAAGACGATATCCCTTTCTGAGTCCGGCCAACCGGTCATCGTGATCGACACCAGGGAAAAGCAACCGTATGCGTTCGACTCCGAGCGGGTGGGCATGGTGCGCCGTGCCCTGCCCGCTGGGGATTACTCCCTGGCCGGTCACGAAACCGAGGTGGCGGTCGAGCGCAAGTCCCTGGCTGACTTGCTCGGCACCTTGACCCGCGGGCGGCGTCGGTTCAAGGCGGAGCTTAAGCGACTGGCCACCTATCGATTCGCGGCCGTCGTGGTGGAGGCCAACTTCCGCGACGCGTTAACCGGCAACTACAACAGCCAACTGAAACCCAACGCGCTCATTGGGTCGGTCATGTCGATCACGCTCGATCACGGGATTCCGGTGTTCTGGCTCGGCGACCGCCAGGCCGCAGTGGCGTTCACAGAATGGTACCTCGCACGGTGCCACGAAATCTTGAAACGAGAAGGAACAAGTAATGAGTGAACTCAAGCAAATTGACGGGTTCGTCGAGAAGGTGTTCTTTTGCTCGCCGACGTTTTCGGCCGGCAAGCTGGCCACCGACAAAGGACTGGTTAGCTTCGCGGGAAAGGTATTCGCCGAACAGGGCAAGCACCTGACCTTGAAAGGTCGGTGGACCCGCCACGATAAGTACGGTTGGCAATTCAAGGTGGTCGACGTCGGTGGCAGCACCGAGCTTGACCCGAAAGGCCTGGCGCATTTCCTTGCCTGCCATCCCGACATCAAGGGGATCGGCCCGGTCAAGGCTCAGTTGATAGCCGATACCTTCGGCACCGACTTCGGAGATGTCCTTACCAATGAACCGGAACGCATCGCCGAGGCCGGGATGGTTTCGATGGAAACCGTCGACCACTTGCGCGAGGTCTGGAAGAAACACGCCGATCATGTCGGCACGTTGACGTGGTTGTCCTCGTTCGGTCTGACCCACCATCAATGCAAGACGTTGATGGAAATACATGGGAACAACGTGCGTGAATTATTGGAGAAAGATCCATATCAACTCATTGAAAAGGTCGAGGGCATGGGCTTCAAACGGGTGGATGCCGTGGCCCAAGCCATGGGCATTCAAAAGCGTCACGAAGGTCGGATTCGTGCAGGTCTCAAGGACTGCGTCAAGTCCGCACTGGCGCAGGGGCACACCTGGACAGATGCAGGCGACCTCATTCACGATGCGAATGAATTGCTGGCCATGGATGAGTTGGATAGCAAGGACGTCATCACGTCGGCGCTAAAGAAATCCCTTCAAAACAAGGAGTTCACCACTTTTCCCAAAGGAAAGCGTCTGCTGGTTTCCAAGCCTTCGATTCACGAAATGGAAACCGAGTTGGCCGAGATCTTTAATGACCACGGTACGAACGAGTTGGTCGAAGACGCTGATTACCTTCGCACCGACGTCTGCGACATAGCCCCTACCCTGGAACCAGAGCAGGCCGAGGCCGTCGTTTCTGCTTTGATAAACCGGATCTCGCTGATCTCTGGTGGGGCGGGTTCGGGCAAAACCTTCACGATCAATGTGCTGGTCAAGATGATCAAAGACCTTGGGAGAACAGTTGCACTCACGGCCCCAACGGGCAAAGCATCCCAGCGGATGACCGAGATGATCGGGCTTCCCGCAAAAACCATTCACAGATTGCTCGAATACGACGGTGTTGAGTTTCGTGTGGGACCGGACAACCCAATATATGCTGATTGGGTCATCGTCGACGAAGTCTCGATGGTGGACGTGGCTCTTGCCTGGCGGCTTTTTCAGGCCATCGACCTCGACCGCACCTCGGTCGTGTTGGTTGGTGATCACAACCAACTCGAGCCGGTTGGCCCGGGCAATCTTCTCCGCGACTTAATCCATGCGAAATCGTTCCCCAAGGTGATTCTGAAAACCTGCAAACGCCAAGCGGGTTTGTTACGGGAAAACAGTTTGGCGATTCTTGACGGAAAAGTTCCGCCCACGCCTGAATCTAATGACTCCGACGAACTTCATCCCTGGTATGTGATCGGAGGTTTCCCGGACTCGGCCAAATGCCGGGATTACCTCGAAAAGTTGTATCGAGAGGTGTTGTCCGAGCGATTTGGGTTCGACCTGGCTGCAGACGTTCAGGTAGCCAGTCCAACTCACAAGGGGCCGTTGGGCACCCGCGAAATCAACATTGCCTTGCAACGTTTGGTTCACCAAAAGTGCCATGGCCAGACGATTCCCAAGGTACCGGAAAACCGGAGACCGCCTATCTACAAATGGGACAAGGTCATCATGACCAAAAACAACTACGACTTGGACGTGATGAACGGAACGATCGGGTCGGTGCTTCAAGACAACCCCGAATACATTATCGATTTCGAGGGGAAAGAAGTCACCTTGGCCCGCAATTCACCCATTTTGTCGGACATCGAACTGGCTTATTGCCTGACGATTCACAAGTTGCAGGGTTCCGAGACGAAGTGCGTCATTGTGATTTGCCATAAGAAGCATGCATTCCAACTCAACCGGAACCTTTTGTACACCGGCGTAACTCGAGCCAAACAGGTCGCCTTCATCCTGGGTGACGCATATGGGATTGATCAGGCAGCCAAAAAACAAACGACCCATGTACGACGGACCCATCTTTCCCTGATGGTGAGCTGAGAAAGGACGACGGAATGAAACATCCAACCATCGAAGCCTACTACGACAACATCACCGCGGCAGACATCGGGAAGGTGGCCGACCGATTGCTTCCCAGTCGCATCAAAAACAGGACGGCGCGTGTATTGGAATGCGACTGTCCCCACCACAAGTCCCAGTCCGGAACCAGCTTTCACGTCATTCTCGACAAGCAAATGTTCTATTGCCATGGCTGCCGTGTCGGCGGGGACGTCCTTCATATGGTCGAGTTCGTGCAATCCGGCCAGGTAACGACGAACACGCGGGGCCCAATGCCTGAAAGTCACCGGGCCGCGCGCGACTACCTTGCTGATTTTCTGGGAATGCGGCCGCTTTCGGGATTCGGCGGGTACGGCGACGACATCCGCGAAGTGGAGGAGCGCCGGCGGGAACGCGACCTGTGCCATGCGATCCGGGATGCGGCGGCAGACTACTACCACATCTGCCTATTGAAGCGGCCCGAGGTGTTGGCGTGGCTGTTTAAGAACTACAGCATTTCCTTGGAAACGGTGAAGGAATTGAAGATCGGGTACACCGACATCGAGCCAGAAGGGCTTCCACCCATTGAAGTATGGTTGCGATCCAAGGAATTCTATCGGGACCAGATGTTCCTGACCGGCTTGTTCCACAAGACCAAACGCGACGACATCTTCCCCTTGTTCCGAAACCGGTTGTTCTTTCCGTATTGGTCGCAGGCCCACGTCGTTTTCGGCATCGCCCGCAAGACGCCCTGGACTCCCCACAACCAGTTCGAAAACGCGAAATACAAGAAGTTGCTGGTCCACGATCCGGAGCGCCGGCCGTGGGTCTCGAAGTCGGTCACCAACTCGATGTTGTTCAATGAGGATGTGCTGTCCACCAACACCGATTGGGTGGTGATCACCGAGGGAATCACCGACGCGATAGCGTTGATGGAGCGTGGTATTCCGGTAATCTCGCCCGTAACGGTTCGGCTCAAGCGGGATGACTGGAAGCGTGTCCTTCCGAAATTGGAGCGGATGAAGACCGTCTACATCTGCCAGGACAACGAAATCAGCCAGGTCGGTCTAAAAGGCGCTTTGGATTCCGCACACATGCTGGCCGAAGCCGGGATCACTTGCAAAATCATGTCCTTGCCATTGGGGCAGTACCAGCAAGAGGCACGGACCGCTTTGGAAAAACGGTTTGGCATTGAACCCCATCCCGATGGAAAGGTGATTGATGCCAAGCTTGACGGACTATCTGAGGAACAGAGAAATGAAGCGCGCGAGTTGATCGGTCGTGCCAAGACCGATGTCAACGAATGGTTCAATCAAGGTGCAACCACCGACGCGTTTCTCGCGCTTCGCGAATCAGCGAAGACTGCCGTCGAGTGGGAAATCACCTCTCTGGATTGGCCTGAAGCGGATGAAGCCCGAATCGAGGTTTTGAAACCGATTTTGAAAAAGATTGCACCCATGCCTCAAATCATTCAGGACAGGCACCTCGTCATGATCAAGGATTTGTACGGTATGAAACTGGGTGGTTTAAAAGACCTGCTCAAAGATGCGCGCAAGGAATGGAGGCGAGAGGATCGAAAACGGGCACTCGTCAAAAAATTTGGTGAGGTCGACAAGAACGACCCGACCTCGTGTGAGGAGCTAATCGACAAGGAGATCGGAAGATACCACTTGGCGCAAATGAAGCCGGCGTATAACAAGATCGCGGTCAAGGCCTGCGATTGGTTCGTGGAAAACGGCGCGGTCTTCCTGCACACCAGCCAAGGAAGGCCCTACATGTTCTGGAAAAACCAGCTCTTGTGGATGGATGCCTCGGGCAGTCAAAAACGGCGCTACCTCGCAGCGCTGTTCAAACAAACGGGCCGGTCAACCTGCGATCCCATGGGAAGGGAATTGTGTGAGGTCATGGCCAATACCGCAGTCAACGATGGCCGACAGCAGGATGTGACCACTTGGATTCATACGGATACCAAGAACCATGTCATCCATTTCAACCTGAATAATGAGGAAGGCCAAATCGCACGAATCTCCCCGAACGGGGTGACGGTGGTCCAAAACGGCACCAACCCAGAACAGGTCGTTCTGGGTGGAGCCAACAAAATCAAACCGATCCACTTTCAGACGGGCATCAGCCTTGAAGTGGTGGAGGACTTGACCACGGAGTTGCTCTCCAATCCGCTTGCTTGCGATTTGGTGGACCGGTACTTGATCACAAGCTGGATCGGTTGCTTCTTGCTGTTGGATTTCTCGGGCACCAAGCCGATCGTTCGGTTCGAGGGCGGCGAGGGCTGCGGGAAGACGACCGCGACGAAGCTGCTCACCACGTTACTTTTCGGGGAAACCCAGCAAAAGAACGGTACGGTGGCGGCCAACTACACGGACAGCTCCAAGAATCCGCTAGTGGTGCTCGACAACATCGAAGTCAAAAACGTCAGCAAGGATTTGTCCGACTTCCTATTGTGTGCGTCGACCGGCGTGGTCCGGGAAAAGCGAGCGAACGGGACTGACACCGAAACCGTAATGGAGCGACCCCGAAGCCTGTTGTGCATGACGGGAATTGAATCTCTAGGCGCTGGGCTCCCAGAACTGACGAGCCGGATGTTTACCATCCTGTTCTGGAAGTCCAATAACCGTGTAAAAAGCTTCGAGGAAGAAGAGAAGGAACGGATCGAAGGTCACGTACCCCTGAGCCCAGAGGAAGAAGGCCAAAGCGACCAACCGGTGTTCTTGGAAAGTTCGATTCTCCAAAAGATCGAGGAACATCGCGACGAGATACTATCTCTGATCATGCTAAAAACCCAAACGGTACTCGGCTGGATCCAGGATGGACATCTCAAAAAGGCGATGGACTTGATGAAACGGACGTTCAGGGACCATGAGAAGGCACGCGCGACGGACTTCCTCGCGCTGATGTACTTGTTCAGCCTTGCCGAAGGCGGGGAGCAACCTGCCCCGGACCTCGAAGAACTCAATCCGGTGTTGGTGGCCTGCGTGAACGCCCTGAATGAAACCAGCAATGAGGCGGCGCGGGAGTCCGAACCGATCGTGACGGCACTCAACGGTTTGTTCAATGCGAGCCAGCGAGCCCGTGATGCAGACGAATCACCCAATGGTCGCGGGACGGCAGTTGTTGACTTTCAAATGAAGTATGGTCTGGTGGTCGAAGATGGAAAGGTCTTGACGGCAACCGGCCAAACCCTGTTCACCGGACTAACGAAGTATTGCAAGGACATGGGCCTTGCGTTTCCGTATACGAACACGACCCAATTCGGCCAGCGAATGTTCCATTCGAGAAAGTTGATTCGAGATGCCGGGTTTGTGGTGACTTCGAAGGTGGGCGGAGGACGGCGGCGGACGTATTCGATTCTGCAAGAGGAGAGCTGATCAAAATTCAGGTTCATGATCGTCATTCTCGGTCAGCCATTCGAACTGAATGGACATATTCTTGCCACTTTTTGGGGCTGAATTGTACTGCCCCGTTTTCCAATGCCCAGCTTTTTAATTCTGGGTCCATTATTGCCCAACGGATATTTACACCTTTTAGGTTCAGGGATTCATTCCAGGTCACTCCCCTTAAATCTGCTTTCGATAGATCCACTAAGTAGAGGCTTGCTAAGGTTAGATTTGCACCTCGTAAATCACTTTTTGAGAGGTCGCAATCGTCAAACCTAGATTTTGATAGATCGACACATTTCATTTTTGAATCAGATAGGTTACAGCTTGAAAAAATAGACTGCCTCATGCTTGCATTTTCCATTGTAGACCCAATAAAGTCACACTTTTCAAATCTAATTTCATCCAATGTTGAACTCTTTAGATTTGATTGTCCCAAATTCATTTTTTCCCATAGTGAATACGATAAAATTTCCACTCCTCCGAGTAGCGCAATGCCCCTGTATCGAATGAAGTGATCATCTCTAATATTTTGAAAATTAACAGATTCAAGGTTTGCGAATGTCAGAAGGCTCTCCGTGTCAAGCCTTGAAGATATCTTGATCGTGGCTATGATAGATCCGATGCTACGAGCTTTATTATTGTCTTTTATTATTGGTTTTAATGATTTTAAAATGTTATATGGATCAGACTCCGCAAGAAGAACTATCTGCTCTACCGCCACTTCGTCATATGCAACACTGTTTTCTGTCGGTATCGAAGGTTGACTAACTACGGGAGAGTTCAGCAACAAACGAAACTTGGAAGTATTTTCAAATGCGATGTATGCGTTTTGCCGCATGACTTCCATTGTCTGTGATTCGAACAAGCTTGTCTGAGATTCCAGCATTTTGTTTTGCAAACCCAAATATTGAGTCTGTTTATAGATAAAGTAATTTGGAATGATTGCTAATCCTGCACCCAAAATCAGAAACATTGGGACTCTCGCTTTTGCGGCCACAAATGCTATTATGAAATCTTTAATCTCCTGCTTGGGTAATGGCTGCCCGGGTTTGTGCTTTTCAATACTCTCCCACAATGAAATAGCAGTTTTCTGAACAACACGACTTGTCATTAAGCATGTCCATAACTTTGCTGTCTGTTTTGCAAAAAGCCATTTTCGTTTTTTAGACGCATGAACCTTTTGGATATAAAGGTTATTTAACTGCGTCAACCTTTGAATCTCTTTTTCAAGGTTATTTATCCGAGATCTTAGCAAGATGTTCTCGTTGTCTTCCATTATTGCCGCCTGAGTATGGGAAATTGAAGTCGCCGATTAGGTAGCATCTTTGTGATAGGCTACCTGCGACCTTTGACTCTTGCCGGAGGGGGATTACAAAATGAAGATACCCTATATTAAGCACATATCATATTTTTATGGAAGATTATTCCAGGCCCCTTGGAGGCAATCCGGAACGTCTATGTCTCATTTCCTGATCTCTGGAATTTCATAACTTGTCTTCTCAAATCAGCCGGTTTCATCTCTATGGCTTTATCGGTCACAGCACCAATCTTCATATTGTCCTTCAAAAAACACACAAGGCCATATTCCTGTCCATACGGAAACTTGAACACACTCCGATTCTGATACAACTGCTCATGAGTCCAGCCAACCGAAAGAGCCACATTTTCGATTGCCCGGACCTTCGACAAGGCTTCCTCAGTCACCGGCACATGGAACGCGAAATTGCCTTGTTCAGGCCACAAAAAACCAGTTTCCGCGGCAGCCTCACCATCACCAGAACCCTTCCGTTGCGGTCGAGCGACGGCACCGGCCTCAATGAACCGTTCCAAGGTTGGTGGCTGATAATCGCTTGCGCGCACCAGCATCTGTGACCAAGCAGCATCCAAAGTGGCTCGATCGAACTCTGCCTCGGCCTGTGCCTGAACGACTGCGAATGGCGTCAGCATTGCCAGATAGGCGTCCTGCGATATTTGGCCTTCGTTGTAGGCCCGAACGACGGTCTGCATCTTAAGACGGAGCCAGGCGAAATAGTCCGGATCCAAGCGACGGTAGGCGACATCGTTCAACAGCAGGTCCGCACCAAACCGTTCCGGATGGTCGATGGTCGTATACCGCAACCTCGGAGACACGTAAATGGCGGGGCTTGAGGTTTCCTGCAAATTGTCGAGAATTTCAGGATGGTCAGCGGAAGACGACCCGGCACCTTCCTGAGGTGAAACCGTCACAGTGTCGTTGGATGCCGATGGCTCACTCTTGCCAGCCAGGCCTCCGTCACGACGAGGTGCGGCCTGTTCTGAAAGCATGGAGTCGAAAACCGGTCGCACCGGATCGACGTTGGTCCACGTCCCGTGGTTGGCTTTTTCGCCCGCGTTTGGCCCGTGGTTCATTAGTTGCCGGCTCGATTGGCTGAGAATTGACATGGTTTCCCCCTGGTTCCTCGTTTCTCAGGGCTACCTACCGGAACCGGCCTGGAAATGTCGGAGGGGACGGAAAAATCTTGCCGCATGCCAGCGAAAGCCATGACGCAATGCGTTTGATTGGAGTTCGCCGCTCGTTACGGTGCGAGCGAACTGGTCGGTAGCAGCAAACCCCAACTCTGTGCTGCCAATTCTTGCTGTATTGTGGCTTGGCGCCGAACCGAAACAACTACCTGAGGGGAAGGTGTATGTAACGGACCAGGAAATTCGCCTAATGCATTGATTTCAATTGTGTTGTATGCAACACATGAGATGGGCCGTACCAGTGAGGGCTTTGAAACCTCACACTTCGTCTTGAAACCTCACCTCACTATCTAAACCCCTGTATTTATTTATATTTATATTTTAACAGTGAAGATAGTGAAGTAGTAGGAGGGTCGCCTATATAAGGCCAGGTAAATCAATAGGGATCGAGACTGGGGGGTATTCTGTTAGGAACCCCTTTAAGGGGGGGTCGATTCTGGGGGGTATCATCGAAGGTACTCACTATTGTTATAACCATCTCTTGATAAAGGCGTTACTTTGAAGGTGTATTTCAAAGACCTCACACTCGGAGGATGGTCCCCACAAGGTAATCGCTCTCTACCCCGGCTTCACCGGTTTCCTGTCAGATCGAGCGAGCTGGAATGCCGAGCCAAACTGGTGCCCTTGATGTCTGGCATGATTCGTTTCCAGTCCCTCCTTTTGCAGCAAGTGCTGTTCGATCGTGTGGACTTGCCTAATCAGGGAATTCCGACGCCACTGATGCGGTTCGAGTTGGGCACGGTTGACCGTGAACACCTTGTAGAAAATCCAAATTTCGACAGTTGGACAAAGGGTGTCTGGAGACTTCGGCAAAATAGAGCAAGCCTAGACACGGCCTTGTTTTGTCGGAAGGTTTGTCAGGTTCGGGGGAAGCAGTAAAAGACATGGAGAAGACTTGATAAATCTTGTTTTTTAGGTCTTTTTAATTTCAAAAAGACGTCTGTTGTGATATGTTTTGACTCGAGTGATGCCTGCTACTGAGTCGGCAAAAGATAAGGTCATGAAGCCTCACAGAAGAATGCAAGGCATGATATAACAAAAAAATCCTCCACAAAAAATTACCATCACCTCATCTGCTCTCACACTGAGGAATTCTCATTTGGCGCTGTCCCAAATGACCATTTGTGCCCAGGACTCCAGAATTCAGAATGCATACCCGTGAATCCCCTCCACGAACCGCTTCGATCCCTATAAACACGAGCCCATCAAAACCCAACCCATTCCGATATGATGCTTCTGTGAGGTCTGCTCCATGATTGCCAAGCGATTGATTCCGTGTCTCCTGCTCCTAATCGGCCCTGCCTGGGGCGCTTTCGCGCAGGAAACCATCACCATCGCGCTCGACGACACCGCCCGCTTCCGCGCTGCGGCCACCGCCACCCTTTCCGGCACCGTCACCCCCACTGATGCCAGCCTTTCGATCGACGGGACCATCCTCGCCCTCGACGGCAATGGCCGCTTCAGCCACGACGTCACCCTCACCGAAGGCCTCAACACCTTTTTCTTCACCGCCACCAAGGACGGTTTGCCCGAAGCCCGGCTCAAACGCGACCTATTCCGCGATACTGTTGCCCCGGTTCTCGCCATTTCCGAGCCGCTACCTGACCTACGCACCAACCGGACCAGTCTCCACATCATTGGCGAGGCTGGCGACGCCTTATCGAAGCCGGTCACGCTCACCCGCGACGGCCAACCCGTTGCTGTCGTCGGCCATCGTTTCTATGACCGCGACGTCCCTCTCCAGTCAGGTGCGAACACCTTCCAATACACCCTCACCGACGCCGCCGGCAACACCGCCGAACAATCGCTCACCGTGCACCACAAGATCGAACCGCCCACGATTGATCTCACCGCGCCCGGTTCCGTCGATGCCCGTAGCAACTTCGACATCGCCGTTTCCTTCGAACCCGCCGCCGAGATCGCCTCGGTTCGGGTCTACCTGAACGCGGACTTGGTGCTCGAAGCCAGCGATGGCAGTGCCCTGCAGCAAACCTTCCAGGACGATGGCAGTCGTGCCAGCCACCAGCTCCGCCTTGAGGTCCGCGACGTCTACGGCAACGAGGCCCAGCTCGAGCGCGACCTGCCGGTGGCGCACCCTAACTTCGTGCATGGCCTCGTCCTTGACAGCGAGACCAGCCACCCACTGACTGGTGTCACTGTTCAACTTGAAAGCCCCGCGGCCAGCACCACCGCCGTCACCGACGATGCCGGCCGCTACGTCGCCTATCTGGCCGGCTCACCCATCACCGCCCGCGTCACCGACCCCACCTACGTCCCCATCGCCCGGACCTTGGACGTCCCACCTGCAGGTGGCGCTCGTCTCTTCGACCTGCGCCTCACCCGCCGCGGCCCGCCTCACTCCACCGCCCAGGTTTTCAGCGATCCCCTCCTTCGGCTCCAGTTTGCCTCCGGCTTCAGCGGCACCTCCCGCGTCACTCCGCTGCGCACCCAGGCCCTGCCCATCCTGCTCCCTCTCGGCTACGCTCCACTGCGCGCTTTCGAACTGGCCGACGCCACCGGGATCGGCACACTCCAGGTCCAGCTCCGTCGGCCACCGCGTGAGCTTCCACCGGCCACCGAAGTCCTACTCTTGCGCCGGGACGGCGACGGCTGGAGGGTCACCGAGCACCTGACTGTCGGTGGCACCCGCATCGACGCCACCTGGACTGCTGCCGGGAACGGCGTCTACGCCGCCGTACTCCGTGATACTCGCTTCGTTACCGAAACCCCTGCCGTCGGCAGCTTCCTGATCCGCCAAAACCACGCGTGGATTCCGCGCGCAGATACCGCTGACGCGGTCGCGTTTCCTCGAATGGTTTCACTCCTAGACACGCCACGCACCCTACTCCGCTTCCTCGCCCACGGTCATCATCCTTCTGGCGCCGTCGCCCGCCTCCGCGCCCGCGAGCACCACACCTATTTTGACGGCCAGCACCTGTTCCCCGACTACCTGCTCGACGTGACCTGCTACTACTACGGCGAAAACCTCGACGGCCGCGCCAAGCTGGTGGGCCGCCTGCCCATCGAGGCGCGCGGTGAGATCACCCGCGGGCACACCCGTGCCGCCTCGATCAAGTTCTACCTGGAAGGTGGGTCACCGCCACTCGGTGGCTTCCGCTACGACGCGGTGCACGACCTCGGTCCACTCCAGCTCGATTTCGGACCTCAGCCCGTCAATCCCCGCGCCGTCCGCACCCGGCTCGCCGATATCTCTGACATCCCAATGCCCGCCGGGGCCGAGCGGCTCGCCTCGTTCACGCTCACCGTCGGCCGCGAGCTGGACGCCTCGCCGAGCATTCGCTTCCAGCACGGTGCCCGTGAAGCGCTGGTTCTGCTGCGCCGCCAGGACGCGGCGACCTGGGTCTACGCCGGCCGGCTGCGCTTCGTCGATGGTGCTTGGCAGGCCGCGCCTGAAGACGTCGACGTCACCACTACCGGCGCCTATGCTTTGGTTGCCCTGCCGTTTTCGATCACGGAACTGCGCGGTCAGGTCACCTTTGCCGCGAGCCCTGTTGTCGGGGTCACCCTCCAGACTGAAGTCCACCCTTGGCGGGCGACCAGCGCCGCTGATGGCGGGTTCCGCTTCGCCGTCGCCCGCTGGAACCAGCCCCAGACCGTTGACGCCTACGACCCCGCCACCACCCGCAGCGCCCAGCTCCACCTGGCCGACACCTCGACCGATGACCTGCGCGATGGCCTTGACCTCGCGCTTCAGGCACCCGACTTCCGCCTCGTCGAGCACCGGCCTGCCGCCAACCAGGTCCACGTCAGTCGCCACGAGATCCCCAGCCTCACCTTCTCCCATGCCCTCGGAGGCACCGTTGACGACTGGACCCAGGCGATCACGCTCCAGGGCGGCGGCACCACCGTCCCGCTGCGCATCCAGCGCCAGGCCGATTACCGCACCCTGACCCTCAACCCCCAGGCCCCACTCGCTGACGACACCGAGTACACAGTTACGGTTGGCACCAGTCTCCTGAGCCAACATAGCCACCCGTTGGTTTCGGCTGCTTCGTTCAGCTACCGAACCGCCGACCGAAGCGCCGTCGGCACCCTCGACCTCAAGCGGTTCTACCTCACCGCCAGCGGTGATGACCTCGCCGTCCACGCTCCGGCCGACGCCTACCCAGCCCGCAGCCAGATCCGCCTGATCAATCGCAATACCGCCGCCACCGTGACCGACACCATGCTGGGTGGCGACTATCAGCGGGGCATCGAGGGGGACATCGGCGACCGGATCCAGGTGGCCGTGACCCGGCCAGATGGCCAATCCGCCTCGATCGAGCTGGACAGCATCCGCACGGGCCCCGGTCAGGTCATCCTGGGCGGCCAACCCTTCGTGCTCGACCTCGGCGAGGGCACCACCCTCCACATCGAGCGCGTGCTGGACGGCGTCGGCCGCGAGGTCCGCTTCGCCTTGGCCGACGAGGCCGAGATCCGCGCCGAGCTGGCCAAGGTCCCGCACCACGGCGACGACCCCTTCGGCGCCTTCTACGGCGGGTTGCGCATCACGCCGCTCGACGGCGGGCCCGTGCCTCGCCTTTCCGGCCGGTTCCAGCTCGACCTCGACCCCGCCACCATTGGGACCGCTATGCTCTCGTTCGTGGCGCTGCAGCCCGAGGTCTCGTTCCCGGCCAACCCGCTCGAACCGGAGACCCTGACGCCCCACACCTTCGCTACGCTGGCCGATGCCGTCGCCGTCCGCGACGGCCAGCTCGGCAGCACGACCAAACGAACCCGCACTAAACGGTTCGGCGGCCGCATCGCCGCCTCGCTGGGCCAGGCCTACGCCCGCCTCTACGGCCTATTCCACACCGACAGCACCAGCTTCATCTTCGGCCAGAGTCTGCGCCAGGATGTCCGCAACCAGGTTGATACCACCTACGGCAACCTGATGTGGGTCGAGCCGCCGCCCTCCTGGTTCAACCCGGACCGCTACACCCGCGCGGGAACCCCCTACTACCCGTGCCAAAACGTCTACTTCTACCAGCGCTTCGGCGATGGTGAGAACGCCTTCTTCAAGCCGCTCGGTCTCACCGGCCCGCTGGCCGACGGCGACTTTATCGCCGAGCCCGACCCTGGCCAGCCCACCATCCTGGCGATGGACCCAGTCACCCATCGGCTCACCTTGCTTGAGCTGCGCCCCTCGAGTGCGTCCTACCTGTTGGCTGGCTCCCGCGCCTACCGAGTCACGGCCTGGCTGCGCTGGCCCAAGCAAGGCGGTGCCGGCAGCGACGCCGAACTGGAACTCGATTGGCAAGTCGTGACCCTGGACGACGACGAGCCCGTGGTCCACGCCGGCCTGACCGAGACCTTTCGGCAGACCGGCAAGCTTCTGCTCGATCCCGGCCAAACCGGGGGCAAAACGCCCCAGATCCAAGTCACGATCAAGGCCGATCAGGCCCTGAAACACGCTGTGGCCAAAATCCCTGAGGTGGGCTGGGAAGAGACCGTCACCCGCGACACCCGCCACGACGCGATCACCGTCCTGCTGCCCGCCACCGCCTACGGCACCGAACGCAAGCTCGACGTCGCCCTGACCGTGGTGGACATCAAAGACCAGAGCCAGGACGTCTACAAGCGGGTCTGGCTGGTTCGACCCGACCAGGCGGCGGGCATCCCCAACGTCGCCCCGGCCGTGCTCGCTAGCACGCCCCAGGACAAAGGCACCGACGTCCTGATCGCCGACCCGCTCTACCTCGAATTCAGCGAGCCGGTCCGCGACGTGGGCCCGGCCAGCGTGACCCTGACCCCCGACGGCGGCGACCCGGTCACGCTGGCCTTCTTCGACGCCAACGGCCTGCCTGTTGAGGCCGCGACCGAGGTCCGCTTGCTCACGGTCCAACCGACCGAAGCGCTCAAGCTCGACACGGTATACACGCTCGACGTACGCGGGGTCCGCGACCAGGAGAACCGCACCCTGCTGCAGCCGGCGGACACCAAGGCCTCGGGCACCGAGCCAGCCAAGGATCACTATCGCATCCAGTTCCGGACCCAGACCAGCAAGCCCCAGACGGTGGTGCCGGAGACGGGCGACCTGCGCGCCTACGCCGGGCTACGTAACTTACTGGTAGGCCTGGACGGGATCACGAACCCGGACGGCATCGCCTCCGGCTTCAAGCTGCGCATCTACGACACCGACACCCGCCACAGCGAGCCACGCCTGCTCACCGAGTACCCCGAGGCGATCCGGGCGCCGGGCATGCTGGCCCCCAACCTGGTGCTGATCACCAAAGAGGCGTTGGCCGCGGCGCCCGGCGCCGAGGTCTTCGCCATCGAGCGCGACAACCGCGAGCGGCTGCGGGCCTTGCCTGCCGGGACCATGCTGGTCGTGCAGTACTACTCCTTCGCCCAGCACAGCTACGTCTTGATGTTCCTTCACTACAACGGGGCCAAGTTCGAGGAGAAGGGCCACTTCCGTGTGCCAACCACGGGCGCCCAGGGCGGGTTCGCTGCCATCGGGCCATACCTGATCCTGGGTGACTTCGACCTGACCGAGGCCGGCCCAGTCGGCACGGCTACGGTCCACGACGTGCGCCAGTACCTGGAACAGCTCGCCAACATTGACGCCACCACGCTTCAGGACAGCCTGGGCGGTGGCCGCCACCTTTATGCCTGGCAGAAAACCAAGCCGGTGGGTCACTACGCCAACCCGCGCGGCGTGGTCCGACTCGCGCCCTTCCTCCACCAAACCGAGGACGGGCTGGTTCCGGCCTTCGCCGCGGCCGCCTTCGGCTACCCGGGCTTGAACGCAATCGTGCCCCAGGAATCCGACCTGCTGCCGCCCGTCCATCCGCCTTACGACCGCCGCGCCCTGGCCAAAACCGTCTGGCCCCACCGCACCGGCACCGAAACCGCGCCAGGTGAGCCGGGTCGCTTTGGCGTCTCCCGCCTGCGCTGCGCCGTGGTCGAGGCCTTCCCGACCCAATCCGCCCTGGGTGAGACGCTGACCCGCGACATCGCGATCTTCGGTGAGCGCGGCCTCGACCAGGACGGTTCCCTCTATATTTATGAAGTTCCCGAGAAGACCGACCTCGACCAGGATACCCAGCCGCGCTTCACCCTGGATCTACCTGGCGGGTTCCTGGGTCTGGCCGCCGACCGCGCCCACGGTCTGGTGGCCGTGCGGACCCGGATCGGCAACGCGATGGGCGTCGGCGTGCTCGACCTGCGGGCACTCTACGCCCGCGGTCGGGCGCAAGGCGTCAGCCAGTGGACCCTCGACCAGGCGTTCGCGGAGGAGATGTTCCTGACCTGGATCGACGACGACGCGGACCAAGCCCCGGTGGGGCGCCAATTGTTCATGCACGACGGCGCGCTTTACTGGAGCCTGTCGGACGAGCGCCTGCGCCGCCTGCCGCTGGCGAGCAACCCCTACCGAACCTTCGGCTGGCTGTCCTACGATCTGGCCCGCTGGCAGGCCGGTACCGCGCGACACGACACGAGCGGCCGGATCCGCGACCCGCAGGGCATGCTGACCCACCAGCCCTACGGCGTGCTCTACGCCACCGACCTGGATGTAGAGAATGGAGAAGAGGCCGACCTGGCCTTCACGGTGGAAATGGGCACCTTCGAGGTCGAGGTTTTCGCCCAGGAGAGCCTGAAGCTGACCTACCGGCTCGAAGGCGAATCCGGCACGGCCGAAGTGGTCCACGAGGTCAAGGACGCGAAGGCTCGGACGCTGGTGGGCTTCGACACCCGGAAACTGAACGTCGCGATCCAGAACCAGGCCAAGGCGCTGCGCGAGCACGGGTTCCTGAAGGGCGAGGTGGCCTTGACCCTCACGCGCCAGGGAACCACCGTGATGCAGCGGACCCTGCCGTTCCTGGTCGCCTGGCACAGCGTGCCGACGCGCTATGTGGACGACCTGCGCTTCCACGGCGGCCTCGACCTGCTGACCGGTTCGCCCGAGCTGCACCAGACCGACCTTGCCGTGAGCGCCCGCGATGCCCGGCTCGACCTGAGCTGGCGCCGCAGTTTCCACCGCGACTACGCCTTCGGTAGCGGGCCTTACGGAGTTGGAATGCTCGACGGCGCTCGGCTGTACCAGGCCATGCCGGTCTGGTGGCGGCCGCAGGACGTGGACGCAGTTGATGGCGCCGGTCAGGAGGGCGAGGAAACCGTCGCACGCAACTTTACCACCGCAAAAGTTCATCAACGGTTGATCTTCGAGCAACCGGGCCAGTTTCAGATCCAGGCCGGCCTCGCCGAAGACGGGGACAAGGTCGGGGTGCGCAACGACGCCCTTAGCCAGGTGCGCCGTTTCCCGGACCGCGGCCCCTGGCACCTGATCCACCGCGGCAACGTCGTCTACAAGCTCCGCAGCAAACTGCGTTGGCCCGAGTACCGGGACCTGCTGAGCCAAATTAACGAGAGGACCCGCGACAAAAAGGAAACCGACCGACTCCGCTTCCCGCTGATGCGCTTCCCGGGTTCGATGCAGGCGCCGGGCTCGCTCTACGGCGAGGTTCAGTTGACCGAGCGTGTCGACTACCCCTGGAAGAACCAGATGGCGGCGGAGGATGCGGCCCGTTTCCCGACAGAGCTTTGGGACGCCCCCAATGACAGCGGTGGCCGGCGCACCATCGACCGGACCTGGAAGATGAATCCAGTCGGCACCGTGATCGAGACCCAGACGATGCAGACCCGCAGCGTCCAGGGGACCTACGACTACACGGACGACGGCTACCTGGCTCGGGTAGAACTGAACCAAACCAGCGGCGGCGGGACACCGCGCGGCTACACCCTGACCTGGAGCGAACCGGTAGCCGAAGTGGGCCAACTCAAACTGCGCCGGCTGGAGAAGGTGGAGGCGTTGAACGCAGGCGACGACAATGTGGTCTTCGAAGCCCAGTACCCGCCCAAAAGCCTGACCACCTCCAATCTCGGCGACGGCTACTGCCTCCAGAGCCTCGATGTCGCCCGAGACGGGACGACCGGCTACGTCGTTTCGGTGGCCCTGCCGGGCTGCGGTGAGGTGCCGGAACTGAGGCGGACCTTCGGCACGATGAGCGGGACACGGCTGTCCTCGGGCTACACCTTCGAAGGGGTCGACGCGACTCACACCTTCTCGCGAACCTGGGAACGGCGCAAACTGGACGGGTTCCGCTTCGATCCCGATCAAGGTGGCACGGCCGTGACGATGGGAGACTCGGTTCTGCCTATCCATCAGTGGCAGCTCACGGGTGACAGCTTCGGTGATCAGATCTTCGGCTATGACGCTTTGGGACGCCTGACCTCCCACCAAATCCACGGCACCAGTCAAAGCTGGACCTACCAGATCATGCCATGGTGGATCGAGACACCCGACACTATGACCAACGCAGTGGGTGACAAGCTGCGCTACGAGGTTTCCGAGAAATCGTTGGTCGTCTCCGACGCCAACGCAGATGGCGAAGGTGGCACCAGCGCGACCCAAACAACCTTTTTCAGCACCAGCGGCGTGCCCATCCGAACGGAGGACCTGGTGGGTCGGGTTCAGGGCGGCACCACCTCGGTCCACTACAGACCCAGTGGCAAAGACATGGACGCGGGCTCCTTCAGCACACGATCCCAGAATTTGCCTGGCACCGGCATGGCTATGACCGAGCGCCGTCTTAACCCGTTCGGCGACGTGACCGAGGAAAGCCACCTCGACGTCACGAGCCGGTTTACCTACGACGGCTTGGGCCGGCTTGACACCGAGACCGATGTGACGCTGGGCCGCACGCTGAATGTCGGTTACGAGGTCGTTTCGGGTCAGGGGCCGCGTATAGCGGTCGTGGACCAAAGCACCGAGATCACCACTGAAACCGACTACGACATCTGGGGCCGGGTCACGGCCCAGCGGCGAACGGCGCCAGATCCCCAGAACCTGAGCTATACCTATGACGCGTTGGGTCGGTTGGCGCGCACCACTGATACCCAGACCGGCCAGACCGAAACCTACACCTACTTCGGGACCACGTCCCAGCCAACGCGGGTTGTCACTGGCCAAGGGGGCACCAGCGTCACGACGACCTACGATGTCGTGCAGAGCGAGAAGGGCCCTATCACCAACCGGGCGACGGTTCAAGCTCAGGGAGAATCCTATGTTGAGCATTTGGTGACCGACGCACTCGGCCGTGTCGAGGAAACCAAAATGGCGGATGTCGGCAAGGTGCGCATCGTCTACGACGTCTTCGGCCGGGCGACCCGCGTCGAGAAGTTCCTCGAGGACCCGGCTAAGGCCGACGAAACGGTGGACGGCGTCGACTCCGCCATCGTGATCACCTACGAAAAGGGCAAGATCACCGTAGTGGACGGATTCAAGGACATCACGACCGTGACGAGTTGGTCGGACCCGGCCGGGCAAACCGTGACCACGAAGGTTTTCGGTAGCGGCGTCGACCAAGAACGCGAGACCAAAACTGCCACCTCGATTGCGGCCAGTCCGCGACGCCTGCGCGTGGTGACGGAGGAGAAGGGCGAGGGCCAGACGGTAACCACTACGGCCGAGGTCAACGGACGGGGTGACGTGGTCAAGGCCGGTTCGGGCCCCATCGAGGTGACCGCCACCGCGTTCAACAGCTCGGGCGACCCGACCCAGATGACAATCGGCTCGACGCTGGGCAGCGGCCAGGCAAAGCGAGCCCAGGCTGCCACGTCCGTGGCCATCGCCTACGACCGCTACAACCGCGTCATGGGCGGGACCAACGCCCATGGGCTGAATTGGTCGATCGACGGCTACGACGGACGCTGGCGGCCGACTGGGACCACCGACACCCGCGGCCTCACAACGCAGCGCAGCTACGATGACTGGCGGGACACCCTGCGTACGGTGACCACCGCTGAGCCCAACCGTTCCGGCAGTGAGACGCTGACTTTGTTTAGCCGCGAGCAGGCGGGCCAGCCGGGCATGTCGCTGCTGACCGAACGCAGCACCTCCTGGCTGGGCGAGACCACCGAGGTCACACGGCACATCGCCAACGCGGCCGCCGGAGTCGACGTCACCCGCAACGGCAAGACCATGCGGATCCGGCGCGACGCCGAGACCGACCAAGTAAGGACCATCGACGACTTCGAAAACGACCGCACCCAGGTCGACCCCGAGCGCTTCGGCCGCCGAATCCGGGCCACCTTGCCCGACGGCGCCGAGCACGAGCTGGAGCTGAACGGCTTCGGCCAGCCGCGGGCGTTTCGCGACAACGGGGTGACCACCCGCAAGTGGGTTCGGGACGCCTTGGGCCGGGTGGACGAGGTGCGCACGCCCGATCGGGTCTACGACTTCGACTACAGCGAGGAGAGCCTGGGGCTGGCATCGATCACGGGTGGCCGCCATGACCTGAACTTCAGCAACTGGAGCCCGTTGGGTCAGCCGCAGACCATCGAGATCGGCGACGTGGCGCGAATCGAAGTCCAGTACCATCCGGGTGGCCGGCCGAGCTGCGCGACTCTCACCCGTAAAGGTGGACTGCCGACCCAGATGAACTACAACGCCCACGGCGACCTGGTGGGGCTCAAGCGGGGCAACCAGCCGTTGACCGAGTACACCTACAACCGCTGGGGTGCGGTGGCGAGCATGACGGTGGGCAACAGCCAACCGCTGCAGGTGTTCGGCAGCGGCGACAGCGCGACCGTGAACCTCCCGGGCGGGGTCACGGCCGACGTCGACACCGAGGGCCGGCTGTCCCAGGTGACCTACCCGGGCTTGGCTACCAAAGAATACGGCTACGACGGTCTGGGCCAACTGACCAGCGTGACGATCGGCGGAGTGCTGCTTCGGAGTTACCAGTACGGCCAGGGTCGGCTGGAGCAGATCACGGCGGGCGAGCCGGGCAGCGAGGAAGTCTACGTCTACGGTTACGACGTCGATGGCCGCCTGGCGAGCCTGACACGCGACGGAGTCCCCTGGGGCAATTGGACCTATCCCGATCTAGAGGACCTGCGCCAACAAGAGGGACTGGCCGAACCCAATCGGGTACAGAGCTACACCGACCCCAACGGAGTGACCATATCCTACCGTTACGAAGACGGCCAGGTCACCCTGATCGACATCGAGCAGGGGCCCAGCTTTCAGATAGCGTACGACGTAGGCGGAAACCAGACACTGATCCGCGCAATGGGCATGGAAGCCAAGTACACCGAGTGGGAAAACGGTATGCCGACCCGGATCGCGTGGGGCGACGGGACCTCATTCGACCTCGCGCAGGACGAAATGGGCCAGCTCGACCAGATCGCGGAGAGCGAAGGCATTTTCCTCCTCGATCTCGACTGGGAGGACGTTCCCAGCGAGGGCCTGTGCAGCGAGGCGGGCGAGGCGGGCCCGCCGGACAAGAAGATCAGCAAGGTGACGCGTAAAGCGCCGGGCCTCGAAGAGACCTGGGAGCCCGAGTACACCGAGGGGCAGCAGCTCCAGTCGATCCAGATCACGCGCACTGGCGGCCAGGGTACGGACACCCTGACCGAAAACTACGGCGAAGTGCGGAACCAGCTCCTGGGCGGGCTTACCAGGGTGCTCAACGGCACGGTGGTGCGCGACGATGTCTTCACTCACGACCCCACGGTCGACCACCGCCGCGTCGACAGCGTGACCGGAACCGGCGGGGTCGACGTTTATAGCTACGACCCGGTCTTGGGTAACCTGACGCGGATCGACTACCGCGACGGCCGTGTGCGGGAATTCGCATGGGACGGCTTCCGTCGGCTGACAGAGATCCGCGAAGACGGCCAGGTTTTGGGAGCGTATGCCTATGATCACCAGAACCGCCGGATCCGGGCGGCGACTCCGGCGAGCGACGTGCCACTGGTATTCGCATGGCACGACTCGCGGGTGATCGCGATCGGCCAGCAGCGCGGCACGTTGGAGGCGCCGCGCATCGAGTGGACGCACGCCATTGGCCAAGGCCCGCTGGGCCCGGCCTTCCTGAAGGACCTCACGGGCGGCGGCAATGACTACTACATCGCCACGGACCACCTGGGCACGCCCTACGCGTACAAGCACGTGGGAAGCGGGACGGTGTACCTCAGCCCGCTGACCCCCTGGGGTGAGCGAGTCCAGAGCCCATCCCTGGGTGTACAGGCGGGCGTCGCCCCCGACAGCGTCTTCGCAAGCGTTCCGCTTGGCCTGGGTGGGCACCTGGTAGACTGGGAAACCAGTCTGACGCAGATGCACCACCGCTATTATGACGCCAAACTGGGTCACTTCCTCAACCCCGACTTCCGGGTCCCCGATCTGTACGACCTTACCACGGTCAAAGAACCCTACGCCTACGCCGCCGGTAACCCGATCCTTTTCTGGGACCCGAATGGCTTGGCAGTTTATACTATTTACATTAGATCCTTCGCACCCTTTGAATCGTTTGGTGATCCAACGAAAGCGTTCACTGGCGAAGCCTACCATGGCGATGATAGGAGTTTTTCAGTTAATACAGGATCAATCACTTCTAGAATAACTCACATATTAACCTATGACTCAGATACAAATAGTGTTGAGGTTGTTGCAACCTACAGTGACCCAAGCCATCACTGGGTGTTCGGTACAGCAATAGGAAGACCAACAGCCACGCTAGAGCTGATCGAAAGCAAAGAGGCATTTTTGAAATTTTCAACTAAGTATAGAGGTAGTTTACCGAATCCTCCCTATCCTTATTTTTTAGAGTTGAATGATTGGATGAAAGAGAAGGGTAAGACTCTTAGACGCATTGGGACTCCTGATATTGATGTCTTAACAAATGTCATTATCGAAAAAATTGACAGCAATAAACTTGGGTTAATGCTGGAAATGCTTGGCGATGCATTTCCTAGCGCTGAGGCATTTATCATAGACCCGGCAGGAAATGCCGTTTTCATTGGAGGTGCAAATGCTGTAACCGATGGTATTCTAGCACCTGAGCTGAATCCTGCTACAATGCTTGGAGGAGTGAACAAACGTTTCATGGACTATCAAGAAGTCATACTTCACCTAAACAAGGAAGGTCATTTTGTAGCAGTGACAACGCCACAAGGAACATTCTCAAGAGAAAAATGGAATGAAATCTTTGCATCGAATAGAAACAAAAGACTTAGGGATTTGATTTCCATCCGAGATTTTGAAAAAACCAAAAAGAAGAGCTATGAATCCACCATAAGAGAGAAAAATTCATTCAAAAATGGAGAGATGTTGCATGATTAAACCAGAAATAAGAAAATTGAACATCCTGATAATTTTGTTCACTCTATCGATTACTTCCTTTTGCACTAAACATGAATTTTATTACTTTGTAAAAGCAAAAGAAGACGAACCCTTTGTGATAATATTTGACCACCCAAATGGAGATTCTGCCGATTATTCAAAGAAACGAATCGAATATCATGTACCTCAGAATGGAATTTTGTTTTTAGAATCGAGGGAGCCGGGAAGTGAAAATGTAAAAATGCACTTTTTTTATCAAAAAAACAATGAATGGACAGAGATGCCAAGAGATAAGATGCGTTTGCGTGTTGGAGAGTTTTTATTCAACAGCGATACTAAGACCTATGTCACTGCGCATTTTTTCTTCCCTGAAAATTCTCACAAAAAAATGAATGACAAATCCATGATTGAAATGCTTGAAAAAGCAAAGAGAGAGGATGTGCAGTGAAGTTTCTCGGTTTAAAAAAAGTTGTGTGAGAGCCAAACGAACCGCACCCGGTCGCAGAAAGAGCTCTAACCTACATTGAGATCCATCAACGAGGACTAGCTTTTCAGGCAGGCCAGGCTCCAGAAAGTTCAAGAAGACGGCTTGGCGATTTATGCAAGGCTGCTCTCGTATTGATCAAGCTCTTTTTTCGGTAGGCGGTCAAACAAGAACCACAATTAGGCATAGGTCCTGTGTGCCGCCATATGTAGTCGCACCACCTAAGTTAAAGCTCCCTGCTCTGGAAGATGGATATGAATCGGTAGACAGATGCGCAGAAATGGCCGCGTTCGGCAGAGGCGTCACCGTCGGCCAAAAAAGTTTGCCATTCCCTCCTCCCTGGCAAAGTACATTTCAGGACTCTGCTTGGTAATCGGAGGATTCAAACCGACGCTCGAATTTGACCACGCCATCCGCCCCGATCACCCGAACCCCGACAAGCCGAATTCCCGATTCCAGATACGCGAGGCGCAGATTTTACCTGCCAAGTGCAAACAGCACCCGAACGACGCTTCTTTCTTTATAGGCGATTCGCTCGCCACGGCAACAACCAATCAGATCCGTCTCAACCGTTGAAAAAGGAATGTGTAGGCCTTCCGAAAAGAAAACGCGTCAGAAGGGTCACCGCCGGCAAAGTGATGCCAAGTAACCCAACAGCCAAAACCAGCAGCAGGCTGCTTTGCTCTCTCGGAAGCACAAACGACTTGAGCAACTGAATGCCCCTGATAATTCCCTCAATGAGGATACGCTCGGGGCCATAAAAACGCCGCTTCCAATATTAGAATTGCGGTTAAGTAAAGCTGCATTGTCTAAAGCAGGTAGACAACATCGTTTTGAATTCAACCCATTACCCCAAAACAAGTATTCAAGGCTGTTAATACTCATCATCGATGAGGAATTGCTTAAGAATCTTCTCGCCAATGGCCCACGCATTTGCCCATTCTTTTTCAGGACTTTCGAAGGTTACGATAAAAAGAGTATCTCTTTTGTCATTAGCGATGTAGTTTTGATGTACGATGATGGGTTCGCCCACAACCGGAGCGTTGCGATATCTAATACCGAATGCTTTAAAAGGACCAGTACCTAAATCAGCGGAAGACAAAATGGTGTTTTCACTACTCTCGTTTATTGCTTGAGCCATACGTATAGCAAAAACAGAAGCTGGCAAACCCTCCTTCTTTTGAATAAACTTTATCACCTGCAATGTTAGACCGGTAGTAAATGATCCATGTTCCAATACTGATTCTTGTGAAATAACGTAAACGTGAGCGGAGCCTCGTTGTTCGTGCTTGAAGAACCATCCGTTTGGCTTAAGAAAAGCAGAGTTTATTTCTGAAAATTGTTGCCAGGTGTATCCTGATGGAGGTGGAGGCATACTGTCGTCATGTGCTTTTGAATCTTGTCCGAGCGAATAAGTCAAAGAAAGAATGATGATAGCGAAAAAACAAACCTTCATAAAATATCTCCTTCTGTTTGGGACAGCAATAACCCTGTGCCATTCACTTTTCAAATGAATTTATCAACGGATAGGCTTCGAAATAATATTTAGAGAGTCTGGCTGCTCTCAAAATAAATTCGGCACACACCTTTGCTTACTTAAGCCCCCCAAATAACATAAGGCAGAGACTTAGCTAACCTTTGAATCTGACTTGGCCATCCGATCCGATTACCCGAATCCCGACAAACTGAATTCCCGACTCCAGATACGCAAACCGCAAGCTCTGCCCTCCCGGCGCCAACAGCACCCGAACGACGATTCCCTCCTTGTGGGCCACCCACTCGAAGTCGGCCTTGACCTTCTGCGGTCGCTCGCCTGAGCCTAGGTCCCAGTAGACGAAGTGGCCCGGGTTGGCCTCCAGGCCTTCGAGTAGAGCTAGATGGTACTTGTGATAAACCTCAGCCGATAATGGACCAGTCGCCGCAGGCTTGGCGGCTGGTGCCTTGGTCTTTTTCTTCTTTCGCGAGCCTTTGCTTTTGGGAATAGCGGGTGGGCTTCCTTTGGTTTCATCTGTCACCCTTCTCGAGTCGCCATCATCATAAAACGGAAGCCCTGTCATTTTCGCTGGCAGGCCCAGAACCATCGCACCTTTTGTTGAAAAATACGCCTGTCAGGTAAAGGCGCCTTGCGTCCCGGATTTCAACCTGAGCCGCCTAGGATGCCCAACCTCTCCCGAAAGGAACTAACATGATGCCGACGCTCACTTGGATCGTTTTCTTGTCCTTTCTCCCTGGTCCGGCCGTTCGGGCCACAATTGACCCGGCACCGTATGTGGGGATCATGAATGTCCTCACTCGCGCCGAATCGATCGAGGAAACCACCGACATCATCCGCACCTACCGCCAAGACCATCTGGCCTACCTTCGCGGTCTGGCCCGAAGTCGCGACGCCCAACTGCTGCCGCCAGGAGTCGAAGTCCTGGAGGGTGCCATCGTCGTCGACGGCCAAGTCGCGGCGCACCTGTTGCCCGTCACCCACCGGCTGTTCTATTTCCTGGATGATCTCACGGAGCGGACAGGTCAGCGGGACACGCACATTGTCGCACTCGTAGCCCGCGGGGTGGATCCGCAAGACCTCAACGTGTTGATCAACGCCGTTCCCGAGGACTTCAACCGCATGTTTTGGACGCTGGACCTTCAACGGAAAGCGATACAAGAATCGTGGTTCGGCTTCTTGCTCGAAGATCCGGTCGACGAAGACGCCTTGACGGACGACGTCCTGTTCGATATATGGCTTTCCGTCCAGGAATTGAACGACGAAACGGATGCGGCGCTGGTACGCCACGTGTTCGCGGACATGTCTTTGGAGGGTCGCGAGGTGTTAATGGCCTACGCTTGCGAATTACCTGTCGATGGAATGTATGGTTTCACTCTCGAAGACCCTACACCCGAGGCAGTGGCGGTAGGCATCCGAGATGGCACCATTCGAGAGGAAGGTGATTCAATCGAAAAAGAGGAACCTTGATGGCCCGGTCTAAGAACCAGATTCCCATACCGACATTAAAAGGGGTGACTTATCCGTCGCTTGCATCGCTGACTTGCAAGGCTGCCTAATTCAGCCATCGCAATCCATTCGGAAAAGCTCATTTCTCCAGAAGACGCCACTTGCTCAAAGCCGGTACGTATTTGATTCCAAGGGCGGGATTCGAACCCGCGTCCTTCCGGTTATGAGCCGGATGCTCTGCCGCTGAGCTACCTTGGGTCAATGAACGGCGATCGCGACCCAGGCGTGACCGCCAATCCCGAGGGCGGGAGTCGAACCCGCAACACTCCGGGTAAGAGCCGGATACTCTGCCAGTTGAGCTACCTCGGGTTTGGAATGTAAAAGGTCAAGGAGTTTGCGGGCGCATGGCCACGCCATGGCCCGCAGGTGGGGTGCCCAAGAACGGGGCTCGAACCCGCGTCCTCCCGGATGAAGAGCCGGGTGCTCTGCCACTGAGCTATCTTGGGACATTCGTGATTTCAGGAATCCAACCCGATCAGGTCAAGGTTCTTCAAGTGCTTCCCCGAAAAGGCACCGATGCGTTTCAGTATGTTGGCCAGGCCGGGATGGCCGACGGCGACGCCGTGAACCAATTCAGGAGTGAAGGTGAACGACACGGGTTCGTGTGCCGGGCGAGGTGCGACCCAACCTTTGCGGACCGGATCGATGTCGTGCTCGCGACACACCCGTTCGACCATGGTCCGGGTGCACCGGGCCTTGCCCTCGAAGACTTCCCAAGGCAAAGGCAGCGAGGCCCAAACCGGCGTGTCGCCTTCCAACTCGTTGCCAACCGCGCTGTGGTACCAAACCAAGTCGGCCGCCATCAACCGAAGGACCTTGCCGAAACACATCTCATCCAAGATGTCTTCGGTGCCCATGGCGTAGTTCAGGGCAATCCAGTGGCTTCGAGCCCGGCTCCAGGCGCTGGCCAACAGGTTCCACGTACTGGAATCATTACCCCGTCTGACAATCATGGTCCGCCGGTTAATGCTCGATCGTTCCCAGACTTGCTTGAGGTAACCGGCACAGGTTTCCAAGACCTGGTACCACCGACTCAGCAGGACGCCCTTCTGGGTGTCGGTGACCCGAGCCAGGACGGCAGGCTTGGGGTACACGTGCCCGATGGCGAACCAGTTGGCCGTTTCACTTGCGGTGCATGCCTCGAACAAGGCCGCGGCGATGCGGTCATAGGCCCGGGTTTGCGGCCTGGCAACGAATTCCGATCGCAGGTTGCAGCGTGACACGTAGTACGCGATGAAACAGGCGGTCGCCTCATCTTGAGCGAAGGTCTCGAACAACAAGTCGGTCGTCAGCCCCGAGTGCCCTTTGTAGACCAGATCGGCGAGTTCCTTGTTCCGCATCAGGCGTTCCAGCTTGGCTTCCATTCGACGAAGGAACCGGAAGCGCTTGTTGTACTGCTTTTTGGAGATGTCGAGGCCGGCGGCCTTCCGCTGAAACTTGTCGAGTCGATCGTGAAGAAAGCTGTTCTTGCCGAATTCCTTGGAGATCACGCGACCTGCACTCGTCAGATAGGCACCGACCACCGGCGCTTTCGATTCGTCCTGCCGCGGAAAGGGTTCCAGTTCCGGGAACAGCACCTCGAACAGATCGGCCTTGTTGGCAAATCCCTTGGGCTCGTGGAAGGTGGCGGACATCGAAGAGTAGTAATGGTAATTCGGGTTCTTCAAAGACCTTTGGGCGGCCACAGCCAAGTTGTGAACAACCCGCTCAGGGAGGCAGGCGGCGTGCTGATCCAAGATCAACCGGGCGACATCCTCGGGGCGGGGTCTTTGAAAAAGTGAGTCGTAAAGGTCCTGCATGATCGTCTCCAAACACTGTTACCAGCGGCGGGGCTCGAACCCGCGTCATCCCGGTCCCGAGCCGGGCGCTCTGCCACTGAACTACGCTGACACAATGTAAGCATTCGGCGAAACGGGTGACCTCAGGAGGTGCCCGTCACTTCGAGGTGATGGTACTGCGGGGTCTGTGCCAAAGGCATTGCGAATTGTTTAAATATCTTGAATAAAATGGCTTATTTTTGAAACCACAACAAAGGACTCACTTTCAACCAGTCGCTCTGTATCGATAAACATCATTTACTATCGAAAATAATAAGCCCCTGGGCGCGTGTGGCATTCACACAGACGCTGCACCTTGTTTTCTCAGGCGCAGCCGCGTCCATCACATTGCCACCGAGCTAAACCCTAACCTGGGGAATAGATTCCGCAGCCTCGAGAACCTGCCTGAACTTCACGTTGCCATCTTTGTCCAAAACACGAACACCAACAATCGGAATTTCCGATTCCAGATACGCGAACCGCAAGCTCTGCCCTCCCGACGCCAAAAGCACCCGCGCGACAATCCCTTCCTTGTGGGCGACTCGCTCGAAGTCGACCTTGACCTTCTGCGGTCGCTCGCCTGAGCCGAGGTCCCAGTAGGCGAAGTGGCCTGCGTTGGCCTCCTGACCTTCGAGTAAGGAGAGATAATATTTGTGAAATAGATCTGTGGGAATGTGGCTGGTCGTCGCGGGCTTTGTAGATGCGGCTTTTGCTTTCTTTCGACGAGAAGACTTGTTCTTGGGCATAAGGAATAGACTGCCTTCGAGAATCGAGGTGTGGAGTTACTTGATCCCAATTCTAACGCTATCGGCAAGCCCAATCCACTAAATTTAAGTAGCAAAAGCTGCACTGTTTTTTAGGCGGATTGAGGGGTTGAAATTTTTCAAAGGACTTTGCGATTCGCAAAAGAGATCCGGAGAATCTTATGCAAGCCAGAGCTGGAAAGGGGCTTTTGAACTACTTGCCTGAGATATTCACATTGGGGTTTCTAATAGTTACCCTTATAATATATCCATCCACATGATCCAGCGTAGCATATACCCCTTCACTTAAGGCACCTCCCATCTTTGCAGGTAAACAATAGCCAAATTGAGCACCTCTTTCGATCTCGAAGGTTTCTCCTTCGATCAAAATCGTTTCACTAATCAAGCGTCTTTTTATATAATATACTCTGGTAATTTCTACAACACCACTCGTGGTCTGATAAGAATTTAAAGACATACTTCGAAGGAGTTCACTATTAATTCGGTGTTTAGATATATAGCCATCAAAAGTGCACAATAAAAGGAATTTTCCTATCATGATAATACCTATCCCAAGCGGTATCATTAATGCATACAAAGCAGATGAAAAAATGTCTATTCCAAAAAAACTAACATCCGCTTTAAAGCAATTATCATCTACGCGATCTATTGAGAGAAAGTAGTCCATGGCAATAGTCTCTGGATTTGATAATGCAACTATCTCAGTCTTTGCATAATGTCTTTTTCTGCATGGCTTTGTTCTTGCGTTGGGCAGGAATAAATTCCGACATTCTTGGATTAGATTTCCAAATCCACAAAATGACATGATAATACCTAAAAGAATTACCGCGATTGAGACACAGCCAAAGATCAAGGATAATCTAAGGATTACACCACTTGAATCACTGAATTCATAAATGATCTGGTAATCTTCCACTTTTTCACCTGCCAATCATTAATTTTTTGTCGCCATCATGCCGAAACTCAAACCAGGGTGCCATACCCTCTGTTTTGTACAAGGGCGTATGAATGGAAATCTTGGGGCCGTATTTTTTCGGCAGGAAACGAATTGGTTGACACAGATTGAAGAATCAGCAGTAAAGCGTAATTTGAATTTTAATTAATGAAAGAGGTAGCACCTGCAACATTAAACCTGTGTCAAAACAGGTTAAAAACGGAGATTGACGCTTGCTGTCTTTTGGGAAATATTGGAAATGATAAATCCGTAGTGATCAGGAGTTTTTTTCTTAAAACAATACATGACTGCCGATCGTGTCCTTGAAAAATACTCCTTCCAGATTCAGGCGCCTCCCATCAAAGATCCCGCGCCGTGACCTCTTGCGCTCCCTGTCTTCCTTGAAAAGAATCGACACGATCCCGACACTCAATTTGGTCGGTCACTTTTCCATTCTTCCTGGCCTGGCCGCTCCGGCCACCGTTACCCCACAATCAGATGGGTGGATCATGGATACCCTCACGTGCTGAATCGATTGAGGAAACCACTGACATCATCAACATAGCCAGACGCGCGCCCTTTCGGGCGCGCGTCTGGCTGGAAATACGCATATCAGGTAAAGGCGCGTTGGGCAACGCCCTCAATGCCACCCAACACGCCAAATTATGCAACCCTCACCTGGCTTGCTTTCCTATCCTTTCTCCTCGGCTTCGTGACTCCTGCTTCGACAATTCCACTACCGACCACCAGGCTTAACGACGCCCCTGCCGGCTGCTTCCGCAAGCAAAAGCGTCACATCGAGGCCCTCTGTATGGGCGGAGTGGACCAGGCCTACTTCGCGAAATCCTTCCCGCGAGTTCCGTTATCGGCCACTGCACCCGCGGTATTGGATTCGCTGCCTACCAATGCACGCACTTCGAGTTCGTGACCGGCCCTGACAGCACGGACCTCTACGACTACTTCGATGACTTCCTCTACAAAATCGTCGTGTACGTCGAAGAGGTCGAGCCACTAAAGAACGACACCTTGGCCCAACGGGCGCTTGGCGGCATTTCCCCTCAAGGCCGGGTGATTCTGCTGAACTACGCGGCCGACCAACGGATGCGAAACCACCACGGCTTTCCGCTGGTCGATCGATCCGAGCGCGATACCGTTCATTTCATCCGAGGCCACGTCTGGATCGACGATGAAGCTTTCATCAAGTTGGCGCAGCCATGAGTCCAAGGGGTTCCTGTAAAAGCCTCCTTCAGGATGTCGCCCTAAAAAAAATGGCGACACTTCATGCTTTCCCCCCTTCGCGACCGGCATGCAGTCGTCCGGCCGAGGAGCCAACGCCTTGACGTCCTGCATTTGAAATACTGACGGCGTACCGCCAAAGTAAAACAGGGCCGATTCCAGCCACCTGCTCAGGTGGCTGGAATCGGCCCCACATCGCTATGGCGCGACTGCCAATCTCGTTTAAGCGTAACTGGTTTCCCGTTGAGCGCGCCAATTCCAAGGGCGAGCAAACTGGCGTTCACCGATCCTGACCACTTCTTCGCCAAAACGAACCAATACTTTTCGTCGAATCGGCTTTTCGTTTAGCGGTTTTCCTGGTTTTACTTTCGCCGAAAACTTGCCTGGTTCACATTCAGTTTGGTTGGTCTCCAGTTCTTGAAGAGTGACCATTTTGGGAGTTCTCTTGAGGACACTATAAAAAGTTACATTGGTTTGATCGTATCCCCATTTGCTCACCAGGATTGAGTGCTCTTTGATAGTGTTCATTGCAGAACTCCTTGATTGTAGTATGACGAGCATGACGTTCGTTTGGCTCGCTGTTGATGAATCTTTTATAGCGTGAGCCTTTTCAAGGTGTCAGTAGTAAATCACTGCTTTTTTGCAAATTCCCAAACAAGTATTGATCTATCACTTTCCCTTTTGGGTACAGACTTGTAGTAGTGTGATTCTTAGGTGAGGTGGTTTTTCGAGTTGGCCTTGAAACCGATCTCCGACATCTCCCCGATTGCTCCGGTAGGTAGAAAAGGAAGCAACCCGACGGGCTGCGACACCAACCCATCACGGAGGCCACCTTGAAACCCCGAATGAATGCGACCGGCCACCCTTCCAAGCCCGACACCTCGGAATTCAGCCCCTTGTTCGACACCAATCCGAAGGGCACCTCGCAACCGGACATCTCACACTTGAACCCATCGACCTCGCCCGAACTGGTCGCGGTCTTGAAAAGCCTGGCGGAGGCGACCGCCAGCTTGGCCAGCACCTTGGCGAAAACGGAACAAGTTGGTTTCCATCAAAAGGAGACTTCGATCGACGACGACCTAATCCGGTTCAGGGACGCGCGGTTGTGACCTTGCGTGTTCGAATGGAGGGTCGGGCGATTCCTGCAGCTCGGCAGGCCGAAAATCCCCGGTGGCATTAGAGATTTGATCCGCTAAAGCCGCCCCCTCTCTCCCTGAAAATCAAACGTCATCAAAAACTCAGCGAATCGGGGGGTTCAATGCCGTTCAAGAAGCCGGGCAAGTTCAGCCCAAGGGCACAAAATGACATGGCGACCATGACCAAGAACGAGGAACCACCGAAACCCAAAAGCCGAACACGCCACGGCAACGCGGGCAACAACCACAACCTCAAACACGGTCTCTTCGTCAACGCGGTCCTCAACGACGAAGAAAAGGGCATGTTCGATGCCTTGGTCGATTCCCTGTCTAGCGACTTCATATTCAACAAGTCGGCCGACCTGATCCAGGTCAAGATGATCGCGCTGTACTGGCTCAAGCTCAACCGCGCGATCACCCTCGACCTTCCCGAGCACGCCGAACGCTTCGATCGCATGATTCGCGCACATATGCGGGAACTCAAGACCACGAAGCTCACCCGTGAAGGCGACAAGCCCGTCGAACCGACGACGACGCCGGCGGAATGGGCGGCCGATATTTTGGCCAAGGCCGGAACGGAAGCGGAGTCGGAGCCAGTCAAACCCAAACGTGGCAGGAAGCCAACGAAAGAGCGCGCATCAACGCCATCAATATCGGGAACTCGTCGGAAGCCATCATCGAAAATGAATCAATCACAAACGCTAAGCGAGACGTCAAGAAAATGACTTATTGACCTTGGTGTGGTAAAGTTTCGCTTTGACAATTATTGGGCTCGTCACGTGACAGGCATCGACACGTACGGATCTATTGGTGGCATTTCGTGTTTAACAACTTTTTGCACTGGATCTTCAGAAACCGCTACCTGCTCGCTGCGCAAACAATCGACGTTTTGATTTTTCTGGGCACCCTTGTATTGACCCTATTTGCGCTGGCCTTCCAAGTTTGGCTTGCCCTTGCTGTCCTTTCCTTCGGTCTTCTCTGGATTTACGCTCGACATGCTCCACGGTATTCCGAGGGATATCAAGTTAGGGCTATAACCTATATGAATCAAGGCTTATACAAGGAGGCTCTAGCTGATTTCAACAAGGCATTAAAACTCGACCCCAAAAATGGGTCAGCCTACTCGGAGCGTGGCGTGCTGCTTGTGGACGTTGGCGATACAGACCAAGCATTTAAAGATCTTGATCAAGGTATTTCGCTCTTGCCCACCGATCCCATGATGTATTTCCATCGATCTGTAGGGCACCTCGCCTTGGGGAAACCGGACAAGGCGATTGAGGACCTTGATCAAGCCATTCTCCTCGGGCTCATCCATTGCAATACCTATTTTGTGCGTGGCAACGCCAATATGGACCTTGAGAGATGGGAAGATGCAAAAGCGGATTTTGACAAGTCCTTACAATTTAGTCCACACGGAGTGGACATCCTTGTCAGGCGTGCAGAAGCATTTGTGAGGTTAGGAAATCCAAGCGAAGCCGTCACTGATTGCCTTACCGCGTTGAAGTATGATCCGAACAGTGAAAGCGCCTATATCAATCTCGCATTTACCTACATTGAGATGAAGGAACCTGAAAAGGCAAAAGACGCTTGCGATGAGGCTCTCCGTTTGAACCCTAACCTAGGCGTGGGATATTTCAATCGGGCTGGGGCCTGGATCATGAAAGCCTGTGTACCTGAAGCACTTAGAGATTTGAAAACCGCATACACTTATGATGCCCAATATCGATCCAAAGCCCTAATAGATCCAGATTTCGAGATCCTTTGGCATGACCCGGCTTTCCTTTTGTGGATTCAGGAAACTGAAGAAGAGGCTCAAGTTGAGGCCGAAAATCCAGGAAACGTGCCACTTGAGAACGCTTGACGTTTTCAATCTGTCCAAAAATTCGCGAACCGGTTCGACGCCAATTCCGTGTACCGCATCGTGTGCTTGATGTCCCTGTGCCCCAAGTAAATCTGAATCGCGCGAGTGTCGACACCTTCGTTTGCCAACTTGAATCCGCAGGAATGCCGCAACATGTGCGGATGAATCGGAATGCCGATATCTGCCTTCTCACCCGCGCGTTTCACCAACTTTTGGAAGGTGCTGGCCGTCAAGGGTCCCTTGCGCTCGGTGACAAAGACGAACGTCGTTTCAGGGTAATCTCGCATTACTCGTCGCAGCGCGCGGATTTCCACCCCGTAAAGCGGATGCACACCCGATATGCCGCCCTTCTTGCGAACCACGCTCAATCGCGCCTCGTTCAAGAGCACCTGTGACCACTTCAATTCCACCAGTTCCGATAACCGCAGGCCGTGACGGAAGGCGACCAAGATCATGGTCGCGTCGCGGTGCCCGTGTCGTCCAATCGAGCGCGCGGCCTTCATGAGCCGTTCGACCTCATCGGGGGTCAGGTATTCGCGGTCGCGTACCGCGGCGTTCGTTGGCCGTTTCAGGGTCAGCCCTGTCGTCATGAATCCTCCCCATTCAGCAACTTTCCGTAAAACGCCCGTTGGCGCCTCGAACCAAAGCGGCTCTCACGCGTTGGTGCCGTTCGGCCTTGCCGGGCCAACTTTCCGTTTTTTGGGCCATTTACGGAAAGTTTCCCTGACCAAGCCAAAACCAGCGGGTGCGCTTAGAGCCTCAAATAGTCCAGGGGCTATTGTATACAATCATGGTTGTGTATAAAACCAAAGACAATTGCCTTCCCCCTTGCTTGGCCGTAAGATGGCCTCCGGAGGTCGACCATGGGAAGGCCAGGTAAACCTATGCGTGAAGACGCACTTAGGACGATTGCGGCACTAAAGGCCAGTGAACTATACACTCCATCCACCGCGGTCGACTTCGGTATCGAGCTTGGTCATGTTGAATCCCAAAATCGGCACAAGGTACGCCGCGCGTTTGTTCACTTTTCCGCCTACCATTTCAAAGATATTCCCCCAGACGGCACAGTTAGAGTGGCGGGAAGGTGGCAGGGGGCATGGAAGGGTTCAAGATGGCGAGAAGGGGCCAGTCTAGACTCCTAAGTAGCTCGGCAATCATGTATGCACGTGTACACAAATGCACTTATGGCTTCTTTAGCTTCATTGAATCGTCGCTTTCGAGTCGAGGCCGGTAGGTAGTGGTGGAAAGGGGCCGCCACCATGACGAAATCGAAGCGCGATCATCGAAAGATCCTTGAAACCCTGCAAAACCCCGTTCGCTGGGGCGAAACCTACCTACAGAACCGGGATGGCTCACCGCGAACCTATTGGCCCCATCAGGTTGAAGACCTGATCTGCGACGAGCGAAACATTGTTCACCTAGACGGCCGCGACGTCGGTAAGTGCATGTGTGGGAATGTACTTATCCTCGATACGCAAACTGGTGAACGGATTCGCATCGACCAGTTGAAACCCGGTCGCACGATTACCGTGCTCGCCCCAAACGGCAAACTCGAAACGACGACGAACTATCAGGTACACGCGAACGGCCCCAGGCCCACCTTCAAGCTCACAACTCGGCTTGGTCGGTCGATCACCGCGACTGGCAATCACCCGTTTTTGACGGATCATGGATGGCGGACGCTCGACGACTTGCAGCCTAGATCCTGGCTGGCGGTACCCCGAAATCTACCCGTTTCGCTTCCTACAAACCCCGCAATGACCGACGACCAGTTGCAATTGTTGGCGTTTCTTCTGGCGGATGGCTCCTTGACCAGCGGGAACGTGGTCTTTACCAAGGAAGACCCACTGATCGCGGACGAATTCCAACTTGCTGTGGGGCGCACCTGGCCTTGGCTGACCACCCACCGATTCGATGAGATCAACTATCGCGTGGTCAACGACCCAGCCATCACGAGCAACCGACTCAATGCTTGCCGCGCCTGGCTGGAAGGCCATGGCCTGTTCGGTTGCCGGTCCGAGAACAAGTTCATTCCCGACGAAATCTTTCGTTGCTCGAGCCGCCAGGTCGCCGTGTTCCTCGCCGCGTTGTTCGGCTGTGATGGCTGGTTCTGTTTGAAACGTCGCGGTACCACCATGCAACCAGAGGTCGGATATTGCTCGGCCTCGATGGCGGTGATCGACGGCATTGCCCACTTGCTGATGCGGGTCGGCATTGTCGCGCGGACTCGGACCCGAATGGTCGACGGTCGGCCTTACAGGGTCCTCGAAATCAAGCCCACAGCCTACATTCTTCGGTTCGAAAGGCTGATAGGCATGGCGGGTATCAAAGGCTTGAATTTGGCCGCGTTTTGCAGTGATTTCGGTGGTTGTCCTGAAGACCCTGATAGCATTCCCAAGGCTCTGATTCAGAGGGTGTTAAGGTCAGAGAAAAGCATAGAAACCAAGTGTAACCAAGGGGGATTCGGCAGGTACAACACCCGCCGTTTCAAGCTCGGTCGAATTGCCCGCCAAACCCGATCGAGCGACCTCCACAAAGTTGCCGCCTCTGACATTTATTGGGACGAAGTCACTGCCATCGAACCCGCCGGCATCGCCGAAACATACGACTTGAGCGTGCCCGGGTACCGAAACTTCGTAGCCAACGACATCATCGTCCACAACTCGATTTGCCTCACGACCGATTGCCTGCATTTCGGGTTCACGACCAAAGGCGGGAAGGGCCTCATCGCGGCGCCACACCAGGGCCAATTGGACACGCTTGCGGAGGAAATCGAGTATCAAGTCGACCACAATCCGGACTTAGCGCGGTCGATCGCCAAGACCCGAATGGGTGCACCCAAGATCATTCGCAAGCCCTATTTTCGGGTGGAATTCACCAACGGCACCGTCCTGTACTTCCGGCCGGCAGGTGCCAACGGCGAATCATTCCGGTCACTCCACGTGCACCGCGTCTGGGTCGACGAAGGCGCCTGGCTGACCGAGCGGGCCTGGAAAGCGTTGCGCCAATGTCTGTTGACCGGGGGCCGGATGCGGATTTACTCGACGCCGAACGGCATGCGCAACACGACCTATTACCGGCTCACCACGAACAGCTCGTTCAAGGTGTTTCGCTGGCCGTCGTGGATCAGCCCTCTGTGGACCAAGGACCGGGAGCGAGACTTGCTCGACTTCTACGGCGGTCGAGACACCGCAGGATGGCAACACGAGGTTGCGGGTGAACACGGCAAGCCAAGTTACAGCGCATTCAACCTCGATGCCTTCAACGCCTGTCGCAAAGAGGTGTTGGCATACAGCCGCATCGCTATCACGGGCGCCGAACTGACTGATTGTGCCGATGAGTCGGCTGTTTTCGATCGGCTCGAAATGTTGTTGAACCTGGAGCCACAGGACGGCGTGTTCTGGATCGGTGGCGACCTGGGCTATACCAACGACCCGACTGAATTGGTCGTGTTCCGCGAAGACGAAAGCGGCGGAAAACCAGTCCTAACGCTTTTCTTGCGAGTCCACATGGAGCAGGTGGCCTATCCGTGCATCTCTCAGGTCATCGCCCTGCTGGATCACCATTTCTCCGCAACCGGAATTGGTGTGGACTACGGTGGGAACGGAATGGCGGTCGTTCAAGAGCTATTGGGCCTCGACAAGTACAAGTCGAATAGCCTGAACGGCCGATTGCTTGGCATCCATTTCGGCGGCATGACGACCGTGACCGTCCGCGGCGGGCAGGAAATCAAAAAGCGAACCAAAGAGCACATGACTCAGCTCATTAACGGAGCGCTTCAACGACGAGAGCTGATCATTCCTGCAAGCGATTCGGACATCGAAGACGAGTTCACCACGCATACCTATGTGTTGCGGGACGGCCGCGTGATCTACAGTAAAGGACACGATCACATCATCGATGCCGTGCGGTGCGCCATGTTGGTGAGGGAACGAAGCCAAACGAACCAGGATGGCGGTCAGGCCAGGTGCGTTTTGCCTGTGGTGACCAATCCCGTTTTTCTTTGACGGGTTTAGGATCCGGTTTGAGGAGAGCTGGGCGCAGGAGATAGACCGTCTCCGCGCTAGCTGAGAGCATAAAGGAAAGTTGGCGAGCACACTTTGTCGTCAAATCATCCCCGTGCTTGCGCAATGCGATTAAGTTAAGGATTCAACCTTAGCGGTTAGGCCGGTAAGCAAAGGTGTAACAGACGGTTTTTGTATTTCGGTTCGTTGGCAGACGGCGTAGGTACTTTCAGCCCGGCTCGATGCTGGTGAGCGAACGGACAAACACCTCCTTTAACTTTTGGATTTGTGGGCTGGGCTTTCCGCGTAATAGCAATAACGGCAACGTGTTTTTAATTTTCGCCAAAGCTTGCGTGAGGCATATTTTGTAGTTGACCTTTTTCCTGAGGTTTGATCTCTTGACTATTTCTCGACAATCTATGCTACAGTAGTCCGGTCACAATTAAGTCAAATATGTTTATTGCACAAGCGACCGTTTTAGTTGCACCACAGGCCACGATTTTGTCAGACACGAGCAATTTCTGTGAAGTTACTCTTGTTTGGGATAATCTTTTGGTTAGGTACAGTGAATAATTTAGCCTTTGATCCTTTTCCTGGGTCAAATCTTAAGCTACACGCAAACATCAAAATTGAGGAAAACACACCTTTAGACGATAATTTAAACGCCGTCTAAGGATTTTTTAGATCCCAGTCGACGTTAGTTTCGGAAATCTTAAAAGGCATTTTTGAATACTACAAAACAATGCGTTCTCGATATGAGCGAATGGGGTCCAGTGGGTAAAAAATATGCCGGATTTTCAGTCATCAATCGAAATACCAGCATTGGTAAACCTTAATTACATTACTGTTAGCTGGCCATATGGAGGCTCGTCACTGATTGGACTAAGTTACACCTGTGATTGGGCTGAGGAGCATGGTCTCGGGGCGTAGTCAATAAAACCCGACTCGGTAAAGTTGGATCCGCTGATTGTGCAATTGTATGAATTGGAGATCAGTCTTATGAACAAGAAAAAGAGAAAAGAAATGCAAAAAGCTTTAATTGAAGCTGCCGAAAGAAGAAGGCGAGAATCTCTTTGGAGCCCAGACCTTCCACCCGAAGAGCTGGAACATTTTGCAATTGAAGCTGCTGAAAGAAGAAGGCGAGAATCTCTTTGGAGCCCAGACCTTCCACCCGAAGAGCTGGAACATTTTTCAAAAGTCACTTCTCAGTATTTTGAGTGTTATCAAAGCATTTCAAAGAAATGTTCATTACCACGGAGACCGATACACAATGAATCCCCTGGAAAAAGTCATTTTGGGGGTTCCTTTCTTTTTCCGGATCGAAAACCTCTACCCAAATCAAAAGACGGGACGCTACTTACTCCGGTTTTTGAATTTTACGTAGACGAACTGCCATTTGTTCCTAGCCAATTAGATGGGACATTGTTAATTCAATTGTTCTTAGAATTAAATCAGTTTAATCCGAATCACTACGATAATTATTCACAATTGGAATACAGCGGAGGCGATTGGGAAATAATTACTTATGATTCGATTGAAAATTTAACTGAGCGCGTATCGAATAACGGCTTTGATCCAGATTTCCTAATATGGGATGAAGTTGTTACTTATCCTTGTTATCCCGACGACTTGGGAATTGTGCCAGACAACTTAGAAAAGCTATTTGAAGAACTTCCTCGTTCAAACGAAATGGCTGGTGAGAAAATCACAACCGGTTATTGGACACGAATTGGAGGGTGGCCAACTTGGTTAACTGGGAGCAATGTCGGCGATTTCTTAATTCAAATCGATGGAGACAGCAGTGGTATCAACCTAGGTTTTGATGGCCAATTGTATTTGGGGTTGGATAAAGGTAAATGGGAAATGGCGTGGGAAATCGGTTAAATGAAAATAGGTTACGCTAGAGTATCAAAAGCAGACGGTTCACAATCGTTAAATTTGTAAGCGGTACCTGCTGGCCTGTCGCATGGCCAACGTCGCCGAAATCAAGAGGAAGAACACTGCATCCGTCACATCGAAGACCATCCCGGTAGGTAGGTCAATAGAGACCTCGTTTCTCTACTCCACGACCAAGGTTTTCTCATGCGTTTCGGAACGGTTTTCAGCGGCACCGAAGCGCCAAGCGTGGCTTGGCATGATCTCGGATGTACAACCAAGTTCTTCGCGGGAATCGTCGAATTCCCGTCGACAATAAAGCATGGGGCAATTCCATGAAAAACGACCCAGCGGTTTCAAGCTCAGATGCAATTGGGCCCCTCGCGACGGTCGCGGCCCTTGACCCATCGGCCTTTTCCACCATCCAAACCAACGAGGCCATCCCCTCGGGATGGACCGAGCGCGCCAAAAAAGCATGGGCCTTCTACCAAGAGGAACCCTTGGTCAAGAACTGCATCAACAGTTGGAAGACCTTCGCCGTCGGCGACTGTATCCAGTTCGCTTCCAACGACGACGACCTCAAGCAGGAAGCAAGCACCCTGGCCCAGCGCGTCCAGTTATCCACCTTCGTCAAGGACATGATTCTCCAACTGCTCGTCAAAGGCGATGCGGTTGGGTTCAAGTCAACCGATCCCAAAGGTGACCTGGCCGAACTGGTGTGTGTGAACCCGGTCTCGGTCAAGGTCACCTATGAAGACGGCAAACTCGTCAAAGCCGCCCAGCAGGCGGAAAACAACGTCGGCGACGGAGGCGTCAAGCTCCCCGTCGACCAACTTCTGCACCTCAAATGGGACGCGCCGACCTTCTCGCAGCGCGGCAACAGCATGGTCCTGCCCGCGTTCGAGTCCATCGAACTCTTGCGAGACTACCGCCGCGCCGAACGTGCGATCGCCAAGCGCTGGACGACACCGCTCCGGTTGATCAAGGTCGGCGGCAGCTACGGCCAAAAGATGGTGATGCCCGATCAGGCCATGTTGGAGCAGACCCGCGACATGATCAACCGGATGGACCTCAAAAGCGGGCTGGTGGTGCCGTTTTACGTGACTTGTGAGACCCACGGCACCGAGGGACAGGTCCTGAACGTCGAAGACAAGATCAGCGACGTCAAGGAAGACATCATGGTCGCGCTCGGCCTGTCACGGAGCATGGTTACGGGAGACGGGCCCAACTTCGCGACGGCCTCCGTGTCGCTTCAGAAGATGCTGGTCATGATCCGGGAAATCAAAGGGTTCGCCATCCGCATCCTCGATTGGGTGTTCGCTGATTGGATCGAAGCCAACGGCTATTCCGGCAAAAGCCTGCAATACCTGTTCAACGACCTGGACCCCACCGACGCCGTCGACTACAAGAAGCTATTGCTGGAACTCTACGACCGCAAATTGATATCCCGGTCGACCCTGCAAACCAAAATGGACCTGGTTCCCGATATCGAGCGCGACAATCGGGAACAGGAAAAGCGCTTGGACCTGTTCGACGAGCGAACGACCCGACCCATCATCGACCTGGTTGTGGCCGGAGTGTTGGACATCTCGCAGGCCAAAGCAATTCTCGGCCTGGACGATGGCGCCACAACTGAGGCCCAAGCGACCGCTTTGGATGGGTTGGGTACTCAGGCCTCGAACAAGCTTTGTGACGACTGTGCCCACTTCGACGCGGACACCAACCATTGTCGGATCCATCGACGGGAAACCCTGTTCGATAGCCCGGCCTGTCGGTTTCTCTCACAAAAGCCGGATCCGGCCGCAGGTAGGGAAAGGTGATCGCGGCAACAGCAGCTCGGACACGCGACCCGCTAGCGATTGCGATTCGCAACGCGACCATTGAAACGGTCGCCGACCGGAACCAATACACCGAGAAGACCGTGTCGGAATTGGTTGCGCTGCTGGAAGCCACACAAAAGGATGTCCATCGGATCATGTTGCGGGCGAAGACGCAAAACATGGTGGAGAACGACAAACGAGCAAAGACCCATGGCCTTCAGACTCTCGAAAAGGAAATCAGCGCCATAGTCGGCGATCTCCGCGCCAACAGCTCATTGTTGTTTCGGCGGACGATTCGGGAAGCCTTCAAAAACGGCATTCGGGGTGGGGCTCAAACACTCATGGCCGCGAGCCTTCCGTATTTCAAGGACCTGGCGCCGAGGGGCTTGAACAAGTTGACCACGTCGGTGTTCCAGGTTATCGACCGCGACGCCTTAGATTTCCTGGCCAAGTACACGGTTCGCTTGTCAGGCGACGTATCCCGCGAATTGCGCGATGGGATCAAGCGCACCCTGTTGACCGGCATCGTGCGCGGCCTCAGTTCGGAGCAAATCGCCAAAGAGATGGGCCAGGTCATTCCCGACCTGGAATCGTTTCGAAATGCAGGTGGCCGGGTGTTTTCGAAGGCGCAATATCGGTTGGAACTCATTGCCCGAACCGAGACCTTGCGTGCGCACAACCAAGGACGGGTCACCTTCTACCAACAAGTCGGTGTCGAGAAAGTGGAATGGCTCACCCTGGACGATGAACGGGTATGTCCAGTCTGTGGACCACTGAACGGCCAAGTGTTTCCTATCGATCAGCCTCTTGACCAACCGCGGCATCCGAACTGCCGGTGCACGCACGTGCCGGCGGGTGACTTCGAAGTTGCCGAGCCTGGCCGCAAACAGAAAGGCGGACTCAAGCCACCGGATGAAATCAACCGTCTGGCGAAGGTCAAAGCCACCAAGCGACGCGAACGTACTCGCGCCTTCAACAGTGGCGACCCCGCGCAATTGAAAGCCTTGCCCTCTGGTCAACTCGCGCAATTGTCGATCGACGAAGGGTTGAGCCTGTGGCGATCCAAATCCGAGTTGGTGGCCCAGTTGAACCGCCAAAACCCTGCCGTCGACCACAGCCGCCTGGACGGCGCAGCATTGCAAGCAACTTTACGGGCCGCAAACATCGGTCGCCGCCGTGATCGCTCCGAGTTGCTGGCGCAGCTCAAGCGCGCGCAAGCCGAAATGATTGCCCTTCGCGAGAAAGCGGAGGCCCTGACGCTCAGCGACTTGACGGTGGCCGAACTGCGGGAGCTGGCCAAAGCCTATTCGGTGCCGGTGACCGTCACCCGAAAGGACGTGATCGACATCGCGACCGACCGATACCCCAAACGCGATTGGACGGAAGTGGCTGGCGCCGAGCTGGCCGCCCTTCGTCGCAAGATGGGCCTGAGCACCGTCAAGACCAAGGATCAATTGATTCGAGCCATCGAAGACCGCCTGGGTGCGCGCCTGGCCAAAAAGGCCATCAACCGTCCGACACTTCGCAAGTGATTGCTTTAGGTAGATAGGGAGAGCGTTTTTCAACGAGGTGGCGCATGGATTCAGCCGATCCGCAAACCCTTGATGCCCAGCCGCAGAATGATGCGTCGGGATCCTTGAGGTGCACAACGACCGTTCCCGTTGATCTGGAGCCGCTCACAACTGCCGCCGATATGGCCACGACTCTCAACGTCGACCCGAGGTTCCGGTTCACCTTGTGCCACGTGGGCACCAACCGCAATGGCGATCACTTTGGCGAAGACGAATTGCGCCAAGCGTTTTCATCGGCCATCGGCCAGAAAATCGACCTGGCCCACAGTCAGGACATCAAGGATATCGTCGGCGCGATCACCGCCGCCGACCTGGCCGGTGCAGGCGAGGAAACCCGAATTGAATGCCAAGGCGAGCTGTACACGCGCGAAAGCGCGTTGGCGAGATTGGTTCACAAGCTGATCGCGCGACGGGTCATTCGCCAGGTGTCCATGGAATGCGATTACCAAACCGGAACCTGCAGCGTGTGCGGCCAATCGTTTCGGGCCAAGGCCGATTACTGCGTGCACCTCAAAAAGTACAAAGGCAAGGAATACCAGGGGAAACCGGTGTTCGAGGTCTTGAACGGCGTTCGATTCTGTGGTCTGGGCCTACTTTCCAAGGAAGGTGCCGACCCGAATGCCCGAATCACCCAAGTCGCCCATCGCGATGCGGACAGCCCGAAAGGAGACACTTTGGAAGACGTCACGGAACCCAGTCAGGAAACGCAGATACCCAGGGCCGCCAATTCACCCAATGACGATAAACCCAAAACCGAGCAAGCACCCAAAGGCCAAGACGCGGAGCTGCGACGCGTTCAGACAGAGAACCAACGCCTCAAGGACGAAAAGCAGGCCGTCGAAAGCAAAGTCCTGGAATTGACCAAGCAGGTCAAGCAACTTCAATCGGAGCAACAGGCCGCCGCGCGACGGGAACGTGCGGCTTCTCTGATTGCTCAGTTGGAAACCGGCGGAATCGTATTGGACGCGTCGACCAAGACTGCGGAACTCGACCGGCTGGCCGAGTTGGATGACGCCGCCTTTACCGCGGCCAAGACCACATGGGATTTCGCGCTGTCGGCCGCGGCCAAGAAAGGCGCTGGTGCTCCACCAAACAAGCCGACCGGGACCGCCCAAACCTCGGAGCCTGGCGTTGCCAAAACCGCAACCGCCGACGTTCGACCGCGCGACGTGGAAGACCGGATTGGTGGTGACCTCCAATCCCGCCTAACCGAGCGATTTATGGGTGCTTGGCGCGCACGCACCAACCAAACCTAAAGGGGGAATCATGCCGTTCTTCAGATCTCTTCACCGAGGTATCGCATACGGTGCCGGGCACATGCAAACGGCTGGCACCGAAGGTCAAGTCGTTGCGCTGACTGGCAACGATCTGTTTGCACCGATCACCGGCAACGCAACGCCGTTTGGCATCCTGCGCGCGGATTGCGCGGTCGGAGAGATGCCAGGCGTGTGGTTCAACGGCGGCCTCTACGAAACCGATCGCTACGAGGGCACACCTACCGCAGGCGCACCACTGACCTTCAGCGCCAACAGCCTGTTGACGGCCGATGTTCAAACGGATGATTCCGTGATCGGCACCGTCGTCGCGGTCAACGGCAGCACGATCAAGTTTAAGTTGCTTATCTAAACCGCCTGACCGGCGGTTCTCATCGAAAGGGGAACACGTGGAAGAACAAGTCGTGGACTACCACAGCCAGGAGTTCTTGGAAACCATGGCTGGGTTGATGACCGAAGCGCTGGACACGCCTGGCGGGCTGCAGGCCCTTGCCGCCGCGATCGCCGCACCGATCGAAAGCGAGATCATGCGCCGGGAGATCAGTAGCCTGTTGCTCACGCGGCATGCGCTGCCCAAGGGCGAACGCGCGGTCTACCAGATCAAACCCCAGGTTCGGGCGTATTGGATCAGTAAGCACGGCGACGCCATCGCCCAGGAACTCGGCCAGGATGAAGTCGAACTCCCAATTAACCGGATCCACAGCGCACCGACGGTCGATGTCTCCGTGCTTCGCCACGGGAACATCGGCACGATTCAGGACATCCAGCAAAGCGCCGCCGACGCGATTCGGACGGAAATAGACCGCCGCACCATTTCGGTGATCAGCGAAGCGGTTCCCACGTCCAATACGATCGAAGTCACCGGCGGCAAGCTGACCGAGGAAGCCTTGAACGAAGCGATTTCGATCATCGAGGACAAGGAACTGTCGGTGAAGCACATCGTGATGCGCGGCCGTCGCTTCAATGACCTGCGTTCGTGGGACCTGGACCCGACGACCAAGGCCGAGCTGCGCGCCAAGGGCGTCGTCAAGAACTACGGGACCGGGTCCATCCTGCTGACCGCGTCGGCCTCGATGAACGAGGTGCTGATCGTGCCGAACAAGGAAGTCGGCAAACTTGCCGTGCGTGAACCCCTGAAAACCCAACCGATCGACAAGGCGATGGAGTTCTCAACGGGTTGGTTGGTCTGGTCGGAAATCGGTCAGGGCGTGACGCGTCCCGACATCATCACCAAGATTCGGATCTTGGATTAACGGAGGTGGCCATCATGCGGGTCAAAAACATGCGCCCCAACGTGCTGATCGTCGCCGATGCCCATGCGCGTCTGAATCCTGGCGAGACGTGCGAATGCTCGGAGACGCCGCAGATCAAAGCGGCCTTGGCCAACGATTTTTTGGTGGCGGTTGATCCTGTCGACACTTCGAAACCGGAACTTGAAACCCGTCACGAAATCACCTTGATGGGTTGGAGCGACGCGTGTGACGCGGCAGCGGCGTTAACGGATGTTGGCGAAATCGACCACCTGCTGACCGAGGAAACCCGCCGCACCGTGCAAGACGCGTTGCGGAAACGCAAACGGGAATTGACCGATGCGGGTGGCTGACCTGATTGTCGACCTGCAAGTGGATCTTGCCGATCCCGATCACGGGCTGTTCACTCAGGCCGCCTCGGAACGCTTCGTGTCCAAGGCGGTCCTTTTTGTGGGCCGCGATCTTGACAGCACATTCCAAATCGATGCGGGCGCGATCACGCCGGAACCGGACGCCGACACACGCGAATTGTTCCTGATCCTGGCACAGATCCACGCTTGCCAATTCATGCGGGCGCGAACGGCGACGGTCATTGACGTGTCGAGCGGCGACAAGAGTGTGGACCGGAGCCGCACGCCGGTCGAATGGGCCAACCTTGAAAAGGACCTTCGCACGCACTACCAACAACGACTGGCGGCAGCTCGGCCGACACCGTCGTCGCCAGGTGACGATTGCGGGCTGATCACGCCGAACTTGGCCACGGTCATCTATGAACAGGGGCGAGACCTGTAATGTGGACAAGCCGGGAAGCGGACGACATCCGCCAAGTCTTCCGAGCAATGATCGAGGCGTGCGATACCAGGGCCCGCGTGCTACGACGGGGCGAAGGCGAGCGCCTGTTCGGCCCCGATCCCGACGGCTGGGATGAGGTTGGTGAAGAACCCATCGAGATCATTCGCACCCCGCCGATTGACGTCACGAACGCGATTGACGCCAAGGCCAGCACCTTCCCGGATTCGGTCATCCAGGCCGGTGACCGGTTGGAAGTCAGTGGCCAAACCTATCGGGTCCAGACACGGGTGGAAAAGGACTTGTTCGGCGTCGTGACCCATTGGGAACTGGAATTGGTCGAGATCATCGAAACATGAGGTTGTGGCAGACATGGGCATGAAACGTACCGGTGACTGGAACGAGTTGAAGCGGAACGTGGGTTCGAATTTTGGTGCACGGCTGGCCGTTGAACTCCGAAAAGCCACGACCAAGAACGCAATCATCCTGGTTCGGGCGATCAAAAAGGGCATCATCAGCCAAGCACCTGGCGGCCAAAAGTTTGTCGCATTGTCACCATCGACGATCGCCAATAAAGGTTCATCTAAGGCTCTGATCGATGAAGGCTATTTGATCAACGCGATCACGCAAAAGATCATGGGTGATAAGGCCATCGTGGGCTTGATGCGCGGTGCGACGAACAAGCGAGGCGAAGACCTGGTGAACATCGGTGCGGTTATGGAATTCGGCGCAACGATTCGGATGCCGAACGGCACGCTGATCGTGATTCCCGCACGGCCATTTTTGCACCCGGTGTTCGACGAGATGCGAGGGGAAATGGTCGGGAACTATCGAAAGGCCATTCAAAAGGCTGTTGCATGATTGAATTCACAAACTCAGACAAACCCTTTGCCTTCGAAGAATTTGTTTTATTGATGGAAACCGGCACTTTGAGCTCGCAGTCTTCCTTCTTATCAATGTTGCAGTTTGCATGCTGCTTGTAGTTACTATCATTCAATGTTTTTAAATACTGTATTGTGAAATATTGAATTAAAATTAAAACATCTTGAATCATCCATTTGATTTGATTATCATTCTCTTCTGTGGCCACAAGAGTAATCCCAGTCTAGAAATATAACCGAAGCGATCGGGATGCGGTGCTGTCCTCGCGTATTCCGATCTGCTTTACAGGAGAACCAAAATGAAAAACCTTTACCTCTGCCTCGTCGTGGCAGTATCGTTGATGTATGGGTCATTTTCCATGTGGTCTTTTGCGGGAAGCCGCGACAACGATCTTCATTGCCAACAAGAATGGATGGATGATATCAATGGCTGTATGGGAGACGGCGGCGAAATAGGCCCGGCCCAAGAACGTTGTCTCCGTGCGGCTCAAAGAGCCTATGAAGCCTGCATCTAAACGGAACTCAAAGTAGGATAATTAATCACCAGGCCGGAAAGAAGTCATTCTTCCCGGCCTGAACGGAGAAGACACATGTTTTTCATTGCTGTTGCCGTTTTGGCCGTAATTCCCGAGTGGCAAGTTTCCGTTGACTATTACATGCCGCTTTCCTCGAAATCGACCGTCATAGACGCTTCTGGTAATATATACACATTAAATGCGCACGAACCCTTTGTTACACAGTACTCAAAAGAGGGGAAGCGTCTGAATAATTTTGTAAAAAAGGGTGAGGGTCCTGACAGCGCCATGTCGCCAAAGTCTCTGTATTATATTGGTGACCATTTGATTATCAAAGACTCAAAGTATTTCAAAAAATTTTCTACCGACGGCGTATCCGTTCATGCTGAGCGCTTGAAAAGCCAGAAAGGCTTTTTCGTCACGGAATACCTTTCCCTACCTGTTGTCAACGGATGGGCTTGCATATTGAACCCCTTCTATTTAAAGAAAGATACCCCACTTCTCTTCATCGACAATGACGCGCCACCTCTTACCTTGATGACCTTGACAGAATTGCAATCATTTGGCTTTGACGCCGACGCTTATTCACCGTGCCGACCCTCCTATGGAATGAAAATAGATCGGTCAGGTCGCTTCGTTTACGTCAAGGATGACGACGAATACAAGTTCTGGGTTTTCGATATGACAACCAAAAAGGCCGTTGGAACGGTGCATCGCGCACTCAAGCCATTGTTTAATCCCGAATGGGGTGAATCGATGTTTCAGAACCATATCGAGGAGTCGAAAGAAGATCTCCGAATCATGGGCATTGACCCGAATGCTGCGCACCATACCGAACGTGACTTTCCAACCCATTGTCCGGGCGTTCGAAGTTGGTTGATTGATCCACACGGGAACTTGATTGTCATGGCCTATTCAGAAAACCCTGCCGTTGACAAACCTGTTCATGGGTACAACACCAAAGGCGAACCGATCGAACTCAAATACTCTTGGGAAGCCTACGAGCGGATTCTCGGCTTTCACGGAGAGTTTGCCTACGTGGCGACCTTTGACAATGATGAGGAACAGGCTGGTATCGCCAAAGTCAAAAAGCAAGATGTGAACGCCTTCGTGGCGAAACATCCAGTGATTTTTAAGATGACCGCCCGGCACTTCTTCGGTGGAAAGTATGCCAAATGAAAAGGTTAGCTTCTCGGGTACACTCCTTCGAATTTATCCGGTACTCGCGACCCTTTTGATTTTGTTTCTCGCATACGCAAACAACCAATTGATGGCGAGGCTGAAGACCCAAGCAAAGGTACCCGTGCTCATCGAGCAGGAAAGCGCGCCGTCGACCGGGTCAGATTCGGCGCCCGTCACGATTATCGAGTACACATCTCTTTCCTGCGTCTACTGTCGTATCGGTTTCCAGAATTTGGACAACCTGATCCGCGAGAAACCCAACGGAATTAGGGTGGTGACCAAGTTTGTCTCTGAGGAACCGGGCCAACCTCTCGAAACATACCTTTGGAACACACAGTTTGAGGGCACCTTTTGGTCCTCGAGAAGTAAGGTCCACGCCCTTTCTCATAGCCCATCCGAGCTTGCAACATTCATCGCCCAACTTGACCCGGAAATGCGCCCCTTGGATCCGATCGCCTGGAAAAGATACCGATCCCATGTAGATCGAGAGGTGGAAGAACTAGAGATTAAAAGATTTCCGACCTATTTCGTCGACGGCATCAGGGTCGAGGGAAGTGACCTTGACCCCATGCTTGTGGCTATAGAAAAGGTAACAGCCACTGATTGAAGTCGCTCTAGGCCACATCCCTTCCGTTTCTCTTGCTCGTAATCAAACGCCGTCAGGCCCAGTGCTGCCGGCGTTTTTTATCGAGCATTGCGTTTTGATGCTTCGACACTTGGCTCGCCATCCCGGTAGGTAGAAAAGGAAGTGCCCCACATTGGAGTCGCCGCCTTGGATACCCTACTTCTGACCATCGAATCGCTGATCAGGCTTTGTCAGGCAGACATCGACGGCAATACAATCTTGGTGCCCAAGGACGACCCATTCGAAGTCAAGCGCCTGCCTTCGGTGATTCTGCAAGGTCCCGTCCTTGAGGAACACAAGCGGCGTCGCACGATGGCCACCTTCATTAACCGCGACCTGCCAAACCTCACGTACACCGAAGGCCGTTTCCCGCGCTTGTATCACCTGGTGTTCGACCTGATCGTGACCACGCGAACCGAACGAGAATTGATCCAATTCCACGAGGTCGTCGCCCGGTTTTTCGCGCGCCATCCGCAATTGCAGGTTGCCGACCGCGGCACGTTGACGCTCACCGTCGACAAGCCGCTCGGTTCGGTCGCACGCGTGAATCTGTCGAATTTGCGCCAGGCGTCCGGTCAGTTCCGGGTGGAGGACTGCCCGATATTCGACGGGGCACTTCAAACCGGCAAGCTCATTCGTGATCGCATGGTCGCGTTTGAGGGCTGCCAACACGAAACCATCACGATTCATCCCGACCAAGAGGTGTCACTGTGCCCCTGATTCGAAACCTACTGTTTCAGCCCATCACTCTGAACACGACCGGAGATCATGACGCGGTCCACTTGGGAAGCCGAAAGGTGCTGTCGGTTCCTGCCGACCAGATTTCACCCGAAATCGTCCTGGCCGCGCACCGGGGGTTCATCAAGATCCTGCCCGATTTGAAGGAACGTCAAACGCCATCCGCTTCCCAAACCGGATCCGGCAGGACCGCACCGAAACCGCGTCGCCGCACCAAGCGGTCGAGCAACCGATAGGGAGGCGACATGACGGCTTATCTCAGTCCTGGTGTCTACACCAAGGAAACCGACTTTTCTTATTACGTCCGGCAAATCTCCACATCCACGGCTGGCATGGTCGGCGTCGCCGAACGTGGACCGATCAACCAACCGCAACTGGTCACGAGTTGGGAACAGTACACCAACCGCTTTGGTGGGTATACGGCCAACGGGTATTTGGCCTATGCAGCCCGGTCGTTTTTCGACAATGGCGGCCGCAATCTCTTCGTCAACCGAATCGCGCACCTATCCGATCCCACCAACCGGGCATCCGTAACCGCCAGGCGGGCGACAACGACCTTGCGTGACCGTCGGCAGGTCGCCGCCTCCTTGACAACCGGAACCGCCGGCAACGACGAGATCACATGGACGGCAACGGTTGCAGGGGCGGCCGGGAATGCGATCACCATTGAAGTACTGGCGACTGGCAACGATTCACCTCTGACCGTCGATGTGGCCGACAATGCCGTCACGATCCGACTTGCCACCGACAGCGGCGGCATTCCGATCACGACGGTCGCCGAGTTGCGCGCGGCCCTGGCCGTTCAGGCATCGGCAGTGATATTGGCCGAATCCGAAGATTCGGGCGTTGTTGCCCCGTTCGCAGTCGCCTCCCTTGCCGGAGGAAGCGGCGCGGGCGACACCCTCACCGTATCCGCTGCCAGCGAAGGCTCCTGGGGTGATTACTTGGAAGTGATCGCGTCTGAATCAGGTCGGGGGACCGGCACCTACGATCTGGCTGTTCGGTATCGCGGCCAACAAGTTGAGGTGTTCCGCGACCTGTCGATGGACGAAAACGCCCCCAACCATTGCGAGCTGGCCGTCAACGGCGTGTCGGCATTCATTGTGGTAGAAGACCTCAATCCCGGTTCGAATTCGACCGACGACCAACCGCAGGTGGGCGCCTCACCGCTTGCCAGTGGCGACGACGGCCTGACCGGCCTTTCCGATCAGGACTACATCGGCGACCCCTCCCAGCACACCGGCCTGTATGCCTTCCAGGAACGAGACGCGTTGAATATGCTGGCGGTGCCCGGCGTGTCGTCCTCGGCAGTGATCGCCGCGGGTGCCGCCCTGGCAGAATCCCGAAGAGACCTGATGTTCCTGGTGGACCCGCCCATGTTGCTCGAGCCCCTCGAGGTCATCGACTTTCGCAAGGGTGAGGGCCTTTACAGCCACGCCCCCATTCAATCGTCCTACGCGGCGATGTACTATCCCTGGCTCAAGATCTCCGATCCGGTGACCGGCCGTGATCGACTTATTCCGCCGAGTGGTGCGGTGGCGGGTTGCTACGCCCGATCCGATCTGTCCGCCTACGTCTGGCGTGCCCCTGCCGGGATTGCGCGCGGCCGAGTCTTCAACGTTCTCGGCGTCGGTTACCGGCTTTCCCAGGGCGAGATGGACGCCCTCTATCCCGAGGGTATCAACCCGATTGCCGTCTTCGACGATTCGGGTGTCACGGTGTGGGGTCAACGAACCCTTTGGGGCCAATCCACCGCGCTCGATCGCGTCAACGTGCGACGCCTCATGATCTACCTAGAAGAAGCCATTTCCAAGTCATCGCGGTTCGTGGTTTTCGAGCCTAACAACGAGCAGACTTGGCGCGCCATCAAACGCACGCTGAACCCCTTCCTTCGTGAGGTGCAGGACAAGGGCGGCTTGGCGGCTTATCGCGTCCAGTGCGACGAAGACACCAATCCGCCAGCCGTGATCGATCGCAACGAAATCGGCGTCCGCATCTTCGTCACGCCGGTCAAGGCCGCCGAAATGGTGGAACTGAATTTCACGCTGACACCTACCGGCGCCAACTTCCAAGAAATCTACACCGGCAACCGCCGATAACCTGCGCCGCGCGCGCCTGTGAGGTGAACCTGTGAAGCCTGGCAACATGCCCAAAGGTCTCTATCAACGTTGGCAATTCGCGGTCGAAATCAATGGTTTCGACGTGGCGTTGTTCAGCAAGTCCAATCTCCCCAAAACCGAATTCGAGGAAGTCACCTTCAACCCCGCGGGCAGCATGTTCCCCCAAAAGCTTGCTGGACGCGTCAAATTCGACGACATCACCCTCGAAAAAGGCGTGCTCCAGGACGGGAGCGAACAGGCTGCGCGCGATTGGATCACCGCGATTGTCGACGTCAACGCGGGTAACGGCGCCTTGCCGTCAGACTACATGCGCCAGGTGGAATTGGTCCAGTACGACCGGAGCGGGAGCGAGACTCGACGGTGGACCTTGCACGGCGCCTGGATCAAGGCCTTGGAATACGACGAGTTGGAAGGCGGCAGCTCGGAAAACCTGATTGAGAAACTGACCCTTTGCTATCAATACTGGGAATAACCGGATAGATAGGAGTGACTTGCATGTATACCGTCATCTTGCCGAGCGGCACCGAGGCCGAGATTCGCGAATTGACCGGTCGCGAGGAAGAACTTTTGACCAACGAACGGCTGGTCCGGAAAGGCGAGGCCATCAACAAGGTGTTCGAGAACTGCGTACTTCGGATCGGGGAGAAGACCGACATCACCGCTACGGACGTGCTCGATTTGCTGGCCGGTGATCGGCTGGCGCTCTTAATCGAGTTGCGCAAGGTCTCGTTGGGTTCCGACCTCGATCTCAATTTGACTTGCACCAACCCGGCCTGCGGTCATGAACAAGTGATCGCCGTCGACCTGGGACAGCTCCCCGTTCGGCCATATCCGTCAGAGCGTGATTTCTCGGTGGTGTTACCCAGCCAAACCCGAATCACGTTTGGGTTGCTGGACGGCCATGCCGAAAAGCGACTGGCGGCGATCGCCGAGCCGACGGTTTCCACCGCGCTGATGATGCGGATCCGTACCATCAACGACCAACCACCGACCAAAAAGACGCTGGCCGATCTTTCGATGCGAGATCGCGTGGCGCTCCGTCGCGAGATGCAAGCGGTTGATGGTGGCGTCGACACATCAATCGACCACGCATGCGAAGCCTGCGGCACACGGCTGACTACCCGAGTGGAGGTCGAGCCGGATTTTTTGTTCCCGAATCTCCGTTGACCGCGGACGCGTTCGCGCTGGCCTATGGCGGCCTACACTGGCCCTTCTCTGAAGTGGCAGGCCTGACACTTCGGCAGCGCGAGCAATTCGTGGCAGCACTCATGAACCAGCTTGACCTGGAACGGAAGGCGGCGACATGAACGAACTCGGCTTGGGCGTGGTCATCAGCATGCGTGACTTGTTCACGAACACGGCCAACCGGGTTCGTTCGTCCGTACTAAGTCTGGATTCGACGGTGGCGGCCGTATCCAAACGGATCGACCGCAATTTCGATCGGATGCAAACAGGCATGATGGCGGTCGGTGCCGGAATCAGCACCCTTGCGGTTCCAGCCGGATTGCTGGCGTCCTACGCTGACACACAGGCCGCGCTCGGCACTCTGGCGAGCCTTGGTGTCAAAGACCTGAATGCGCTCGAACTCGCCTCGGAACGCTTCGTCAACCAATGGGCGGGCTTCACCAAGGGCGAGTTCATCCGTGCCGCCTATGACGTGCGGTCAGCGATTTCGGGTTTGAGCGACGAAGCGACAGGCGCATTCACAGCTAATGCGGCTCTCACCGCCAAAGCAACCAAGGCCAGCATTCAAGAGATGGTTGGCGCGTTCACGACGAGTTACGGCATTTTCAAACCGATGATGGCGGACCTGTCCGACATGCAGTTCGGCGAGGCGCTTTCCGGTGCGCTCAGCCAAACCGTGAAATCGTTCAAGACAAACGGAAAGGAAATGGCGGACGCGATCAAGAACATCGGCGGTGTGGCCGCCATCGCCAATACCCCCTTACAGGAACAATTGGCCATCTTGGGGACCTTACAAAGCTCGATGCCCGGAGGCGAGGCCGGCACGCTGTACAAAAGCTTCGCGCTGAAAGCCTCCAAGGCGGGGCTGACGTTGGGCTTGAGTTTCACGGATGCCCAAGATCGAATGAAAGGCATTGTCCCCATTTTGAGGGAGATCAAGAACCGCTTTCCCGATCTGGGAAAATCGATGCAGTCGCGCACGCTTCAAGAAGCCCTGGGCGATGAGGCCTATAAATTTGTGACCCAGATGATCAAGGGTTTGGAGCCACTTGAAGCCAACATCAACGCGATTGCCGGTGCGATGAAGACCGGCACAGCCAACGCGGAAAAAATGGCGCATGCCATGAACATCGACATCGGTTCGCGGTTTCGGCTGATCGGCCAACAGGCACGGAACCTAGCCGAAATCCTTGGTCGCACACTGGTTCCCGTCATCACGCCGATCACCAACGGTATCTCGGCGGTCCTTTTGCGGCTCCAAGAACTGGCGCGCGCCTATCCCGGATTGACTGGGGGTCTCATGGTCACCGTCAGCGCCATCGGTGCGGCCTTGGTCGCGGTCGGCGGCGTCATCTCGGCGATCGGCCTGGTGGGTGTGATCGTGCCAGGGATCAAGGCCGGTTTCGCGGCGATCGCCGTCGGTGTGAAGGGGGCGATGGCGGCCATCGCGGCCAACTTCCTGCCGATCACGCTCGGCATCGCGGCGGTGATTGGCGGGGTGATCCTTCTCAAACGGGCCTGGAAGACCAATTTCGGCGGGATGCGAACGACGCTCACCAACCTGTGGACCAAGATTCGGCTGTTTGCGCGAGGTGCGCGTGACCTGATCATGTCGCTATCCGATGGAACCGGTCAGATTTCCGCCAAACTGCACGACCAAATGAAGGCCGCAGGCGTTTGGGACTTTGCGGTTTCATTGTTTCGGTTGTTCTACCGGGTCCGTTCGGCGGTGGTCGCATTCGGGAATGCGATGGGCGAGGCGTTTTCAAAGGTTGGCAACATCTTGGCGCCGACAGTCAAGGCGCTGGGTTCCGCCTTTTGGGAACTCCAAGCCGCGGGAGTGGCCATTGTGGAATCGCTGTTCGGCGTGGGCAATGCGATCAACCATCCCGCCTTTCAAACTGTCGGTTTCGTCGTCGGAAAGGTCGTAGGCATGGCGGTCCAAGGGGCTGCGTATCTGCTCAAGGGCGTTTTGACCCTGGTGACCGGCTTGCTCAAAACCATCACCTGGGGCATCGGGGCGGTGGGTGGATTGGTTCGATTCCTTTCGACGACCATTCCCATGGTGGTTTCCGGCCTGTACAAAAACGTGCTCCCGATTCGGTTGCTGGTCCGAAGCTTCGTTTTTCTTGGCGAGACCGTCTCTACCGTTTGGAAAGCGTTGTCTGGACGAATCACGGTTTGGCAGGGCATCAAGGACATCGGTGCCGCGCTTGGGCGCTACCTTATGACGCCATTCCGGTTTTTCAGAGATCTGGCGGAGACTGCCGCCGATCGCACAATCACCGCATGGCAGGGCGTTTCCAAAACCTTGATGCGGGTGGGACGGGCCTTTTCCTGGTTTATTTTCCCGCTTACCTGGCTCACGAAACAAGCGCTTCAGCCCTTCAGGCAATTGCCGTCACTCGTTGGCGGCGTGAGCGCCAATGTCGTGAAACTCCTGGCCTGGCCCTTCCGATCCCTTGCTCGAATCGGAATGGGTTCGATAGGAAAATGGCTCGGATTGACCGGTCAGGGCGTTGACATCATTGCATCCAAAGTCCGTTCGCTTTTTACCTTATTGGCGGGCTTGAAGGTTTCGCGGCCCTTCGATTTCAGATCGCTCGTTCGCACCGCTTCTCAAGGTTTTTTGGCAATCGGGGAGAATGCACGCACGTCGTTGGTGGGTGCATTCCAAATTGGCCTCGAAGCGCTGAAAACCAAATGGCGCGCCACCGTTCAACATTTCGGGCGACCGATTCAGGGCCTGATCGGTCGAATTCGCAACTTGTTCCGAACCATCAGGGCGGGCGTCCAAGCATTGAGAAATACGCCATTGTTCCAGGGCATGGAGAAGGCCTTGAGCAAGATCAGCACTTTGGCACGGAACCTGGCGGGCGCCTGGCCCGGTTCGGGAATCCCGGGCAAAGCAGTTGCCGGTTTGATACCACCTCCCGCGACCGTTTCCGACGAAGCCGCACTTCGTTGGACAACCCGGCCGCAACGCTCCACGCCATTGGCCCCCATATCGCGACCCCTCGCGACCACGCTTTCGGTGACGCCACAGTTGGCGGGTTCTATGCCCGGCACCTTTGCGGGTCGAATGTGGGTCACGCCTCGCTTGGGTCCCATGCCGGACGTGGCAGCCAGGCCGATGGCTAGTTCCAAGGCACGTTCGCGAAAAAATGATCAGCGTCATTCGCGTTTGGCAGACCTGTTGACCCGACCTGAACCCGCGAAAATGCGCGGCATGGAAATGGCCGGGCAACTTGATGCAGTTCAAGCGGAACTCGCCGCGATCAAGGCCTTGTTCGCTGCCCAGGTTGACCGACCGATTTCCCTGAACCTCAGCACCCAGGTGGATGGCCGCGAAATCGCACGCTCCGTTTTGGAAAACATCCGCGACAGTCAAACGCGGCATTACCGGTAAGGCGGCAATCGATGAAGTGGAATAAGCCACCCGAAAAAGGCATGCTGATCGATACGATCAACCAGGAACGACTTGAATTCCCGTTGAATCCTGAGCAGATCACGGATAGCAAAACCACCAGTTATGCCGCGATCAAGGTTCCAGGATTAGACCGGCCACGGTACCAATTCGTGACTGGGGATGTGCGTAAGATCGAATTCAAGATTCATCTGTTCCAGGGCCCCGTAATGGAACAGGTCGCATGGTTGCGAAGCCGGCAGGTACCTGAACGTGAGGATGCCAGATTAGTGGCAGCCCCGCATTCGGTGCTGTTTCTATTCGGGACGATGTATTCGGGGGTGCTGTGTGTCGTCACGAGCGTCAAAGCCGATTTCCATTCTCTGTTTTCGCCAGAACTTGAGCCCATGCAGTGCGAGGTGAGTCTAGCGCTTGAAGTTCTGGAAGATCAAAAAAGGTGACTGCCCACTATTTTTGCCGGGTCCATTTCGGGCTCGTCACTTCCTGGATGATTTCGGTAGGTAGAAAAGAGAAGCTCATTTCTCAACTACCGACCGGAGCAGGCCGTCATGTTCCCCAGCTACCACCAACCGACTTTCCACCTAACGATCGAAGACGAAGACCTGCCCGCAATCGTCACGGAGGAAATCACGGCGCTTACCTTCGAAGATGCCGAAGGCGAACTCGATTTGCTGGAACTGACCCTTGCCAACCGGAACGGTCAACTCACCGACCATCCCTTGTTCCAGGAAGGCAACGCCATCACGATCCGATTTGGCTATGTCGACGACCTTTCCCCGCCAAAACACTGCGTGATCAAAGACATCACCTATGACTTTCCGGAAAGCGACGCGCCCCGCATCTCCGTCAAAGCCTACGATCGCGGCTTCCAGCTCTCCGGCAAGGAAACGCAACGCGTGTGGACCAAACCGGCACCCGGCATCCTGTATTCCGACATCGCCGAAACCATGGCGGCCGAAAACGGACTTCAAGCGCTCGTGGCCCCAACGCGAGTGCCCCACCTGCGTGTGGTTCAAAGCAACCAGAGCGATGCCGTTTTTCTTACCGAGCTGGCCAAATCGGCTCGAGCACAGGACGGCGACGGGTTGACCGGTTACGTCTTCTACGTCGAAGACGACGTGCTTCACTTTCATCCGCCGAACCACGATACCGAGCCGAAGGCCCACTTCGCGTATTTCACCGACGGAGACAGCATCCTTCGAAGCTTCCGCGCTGAGATTCGTGCTCAGGGTGTCAAGAGCCGCGGCACCGAGATCAAAACCATCGGCGTCGATCCTCGCGAAAAGAAGGTGGTCGAACACCGCGCCAGTAATCAGACCGCTGGCGATCGACCGGTTTTGGGTGAGCGAACCTATCTCGTCGACGGGAATACCGGAGAAGCCCGGTTCAAGCCTTCTGAGTCAGGCCACATCCAACCCGCCTTCGCGCGCGCTGAGTACCTTCACAAGGAATCCGCAGTCAAACCGGAACAGGCCCAGGCCGAGGGCACCTTCAAACAAGGCGAGTTCTTGCAAGTCACCGCAACGGCCACTACGATCGGCCTTCCCTCGCTGAAGGCCAAACAGAATGTGATGATCACGGGCGTCGGTGAAAAGCTGTCCGGGGTCTACTACTGCCGGACCGTCCGCCACCAAATCGACAGCAACGGCTACCTGTGCGAGTTGACTTTGCGGAAAAACGCACTCGGCACAGGCGCGGGAGCCAAGAGCGAGAAAGCCAAGGGCAAGCAAGTCGGCAAGGTTCAGCCGGTACCAACCCCGGCTGGGCCCGACCTAATCCGGGTCGATGCAAACACCGGCGTCGTCCTTGGCAGGGGGCCGCGATGAAACGAAGTGTGTTGCTTGTCTTGGCGCTTGTTGCATGTGGTCAAACCGGCCCAGGTTCCGAGATCCAACTCGCCACTCGGGACGCTGCAGGTTCCGAGTTCGCGTGCCGGCACTGTGGACGGAACCGTATTGATCCCGCTCTGGTCGCCGCACTCCAAGAGCTTCGTAACCTTGCCGGGCAACCCATTACCGTCACCAGTGGGTTCCGGTGCCCCGAGCACAACCGCGCAGTAGGCGGCGCCTGCCATTCCTACCACTTGACCGGCCAGGCCGTGGATGTTCGCTGCGATGCGTTGACCCCTGCAATCCTGGCTGACCTGGCAACCCGGGTCCCGCCCTTCGCCAATGGCGGCATCGGCGTGTATCCCGATCATGTCCACCTTGACTTACGACTCAAACCCACTCGTTGGGGTAACTGGCATGAATCAAACACCTTGGAGGTGACCCCTTGAACTCGATCCTTGACCTGATTTCCAACCATCCGTATGCCGTCGGCTCTGCCGTGGCGTTTCTTGTGGCGCTTCTCAAGCTCACCAAATGGGGCCGGGCCCAAGGCGAAGCGCTGGATATGTTGGTGAACATCATCGAAGAACACAACTCCAAACCCATCAAACGGGAAGTGGCCGAAGCCAGCCAGCGCGGCACCCAAGGCGCGGCCGACGCCATCGACAACGCCGTCCGCAAAGCCGACCGTCGCAAAACGCCGCGTCCCTTCCTGGAACGCGCTGCCATGGAACTGTTGCGCGGTTGGGGCCGCAAGGCCTGATCAATCAGGGGAAGCCCGGAACGACCGGGTTTCCCTTTCATCGGGGATAGGATTGCCATGCTCGATCACATATCAACGACGACACAACCCGGACACTGGTTCGGTAAATACCGGGGTTTTATTCGCGACAACAACGACCCGGAACGCTTGGGACGGTGCCGTCTCGAAGTGCCGGCCGTTTTAGGCTCCGGCCCTGATCATTGGTCGGACTGGGCGGCGCCGTGCTTTCCGTATGGGGGCAACGACGACCTCGGGATGTTCATGGTTCCGCCGGAAGGTGCTTCGATCTGGGCTGAGTTCGAAGGTGGTGACCCACAGTTCCCGATTTGGTCGGGGGTCTGGTTGGCGCGCTCGAATCCTGGTGAACAATCCGAGGAATCCAAGCGCCTGTGCCACAACCCGCTGTGTCACGATTGCGAAGATGCCAAAGACCACGCATCCAATCCCATCGACGCCGCCGAACACGCTCGGTTCCATGATCACCCGCCGTATTACTGCCCACGACGGTTGGTTTTGCTCAAGTCGGAAACCGGCCACACGATTGTGTGTGACGATCGGGATCAAGAGGAGTTCCTAAAAGTCCTGGATCGTGCCGGCCAGGGGATTCATTTTCAGGCCCACGTCAAACGCGACGTGCAGGTGGCCAACACCAAACGGCGTGGCACGCGCGAAGCCGAGAACGGCGACCAACTGGATCTGGCCACGGACATCGAAGACCAACGCGCCAAAATCGAAATCACCGACATTTCCCGGCAAACCCTTCGGTTCGACGCCTGGCACGACCACGAGAAGATCACCATCCAAAGCAACGACAAAACCCGATCCCGTTGGCAACGGCTTGTGTTCGACACGACTAAAGGCCGCGAGAAGGTCACGATTTTCGGGCTCGGTGGTACGCAAACCATCGTCGTCGACGGTACCGAAAGTCGAGAACGCATCCAGATTCGAGACAAGGCGGGAAGCATGATTCGGATGGATGGCGTCTCGGGCATCCTGGCTGTCAAGGCGGCCAACAAGCTGTTGTTGGGTTGAGGTGCCATCATGCAAACGCCTCGCGTGTCCCTCGTGATGACCGTGCTGAATGGCGCGCGCTACATTTCCGAAGCCATCCAGAGCGCCGTCGATCAAACCTTCCCCGACTGGGAACTGATCATCTTCGATGACGGCAGCACGGATCGGTCGCAAGCCCTGGCCCGGACGTGTGCGAAGACGGATCCCCGCATTCGGGTCGTTGCATCCGAACATGTAGGCCGAGTTGAAGCCCTGAATCGAGCAATGGCCTTGGCGACCGGCATCTACGTGGGTTGGCTGGATGCGGATGATCGACTCACCCCCGATTGCTTGGCAAAGACTGTCGCCTTCCTGGATCAACACCCCATGGTCGGCATGGTGTACACCGATTACCTGAACATTGACCTCAACAGCAGGAACCCCAGTTTGGGTCATCGAACGCGAACGCCCTATTCCCCGCAAGCCCTCTTGACCTCGTTCATGGTTTTCCATTTCCGCCTGTTCCGGCGTGAGCTGTTCACGTTGGTCGGCGGCCTTGATCCCGAGACCGCGTTTGCCGAGGATTACGATTTCGCGCTCAAAGCCTCGGAGGTCGCGGAAATCCGCCATTTACTCAAGGCGCTCTACTGCTATCGGCGCCATCCCGACAGCACCACCAGCCGCCACCGATACCAGCAAATCGTGGCGTCCCGAATCGCCATCCAACATGCCTTGAACCGGCGCGGCCTTGGCGACCGGTACCGGGTCGAATTGGAAATCCAAGGCCGTTACCGCATCACGCGAAAGGACCATCGCCCATGAACACCCCTAACGGATCCCACCAAGCACCCCACGGCAACGGCTTCATCGTGCACGCGTTGCGGGACTTCAAAGAAGATGTTCGCACCATCCTGACCGAACACAAGGAAGCCATCACGAAACGCTTGGCCCAAATCGAATCCAGCCTTGCCAACAAGTCCGACCGGGCTTACGTGAACTTGCTGATTGAACAACTTCGTTCGGACCTGCAGGCCCAGGCGGTGGACATCGAGAAAATCGAAGCCGAGCTGGTCAAAAAGATGAACACGGAAGCGATGTGGAAGTTGGTGTCGGTCATCTTGGCGGTCATCACCGCCTTGGCCGGCTTCATCGGCTTCCTGATCCAGAAGTGAGCGCGTAGTGAAACCCGCGGCGCGTCTCGGGGACGCCACCAGTCACGGTGGCACCATCGTCACCGGATCGACGACGGTCACTGTCGACGGAAAACCAGTCGTCCGCATGGGTGATGTGCACGTTTGCCCTCTGCGCGGGCACGGCCTGAACTCCGTCGTGACAGGCTCCGCTCGAGGCCTGGCCGACGGTCGCCCCATCGCGGCGCTGGGTGACCAAACCGCCTGTGGCGCGATCATCGTCGGCGGCAGTACCAATGCCATGATTTGAAGGATGGAACCATGCCGGTAACCTGGTGGGACGTCGAACCCAAAAAGATTCGACAAACGCAAAGCTTCGACGGTGTGGTGGTGCCGGTGGTGATTCGGGGCAACCCGCCGGCGGTGCCCTATCTCGAAATCGGTGACGAATCGATTGCGGAAGCCCATGGAAGCGGCTTGCGAATCGGAAACAAGATCGGTGCGACCATGGTCACGGTTCGGGCCGGTCCATCGGTGCGATACATTCAAGTCGAAGTAATCGACGAAACCGCGACCGGTTACCAGCCTGGCGACGATCCCCACGATCCAAGCACCTGGGGGAACGGATGATCTTCGACGAGACATACACTAGCCCATCCGACTATTTCATGCACTTGGCCAACGAGCGCGCTGTAGATCTGGAGGGTCGCGCCAACACAGTGTTGAACGCTCACGAGCAGGCCGTTCAGGACTACACGCGCCAGGCCGAGGCACCCGACTGGTACCCGTTTGTCGTGTTGCCCACGGGGACCGAAGCCCGTGAGTTGCCGGACGGGGGACGCCTGTTCATCCTGTCCGATGGAGCGGTTTTGGTCGCTTCGGCACCCCAGGCCTTTCCATTCATCGATCCCCAGGGCAATCAGTCCGTGTTGACATCCCAAGGAAAGTGGCTCCATCTGCCCGACGGCCGCACGTTTGAGCTTGCGGACGGTGCTCCTGTTGCTTCCACCAGCCAAGCGGGCATAGAGGGCTTGCCTCACCATGTTGGCTTGATTGATTTGGGCCACCAACGCTATCGCGGTTCCTTCCCTGACTTCGACCTGATCGTGGACCACCCCGCCCGGGTGGCGACGGTCATCAATGAGACCGGAACCGTTCTCATCCTTGGTTCCGAGATTCGCGCGGTTGGGGAAGCGATCCAAGTGCATCCCGCCGGTGACGGCGGCCGTGGTTTCCATGCCGACTCCGGTCATGCCGGCTTGGTCGAGTTGACCGGAGACATTCGCTTGAGCGCGGCGGGCGGCGTCGATCTTGTGATTCGGTTCCCGGTTCAAACGCAACCGGAACCCGTCGTTCGATCACCCGGGCCCTTTCGATGTAGTCAAGGGGAGCCGGTATGACGGATTTCCTCGGTAAGGGGCTTTCATTCCCGTTTCGGTTCTCACCGCGAACGGGCGGGACGGCGGTGTCATCGTCTACGTCGTTCCATCCTGACCACATCCACGAATCGATCACTCAAATCCTTGGGACGCGGCTTGGTGAGCGCATCCACCGGCCCGATTTCGGTAGCCGCCTTCACGAGCTGGTGTTCGAACCCAACGATCGCATTTTGAAGGCCTTGCTTCGCCAATACATCAGCCAGGCGCTTCGCCGATGGGAACCGCGTATTCGCGTGACGTCGATCGCGTTCGACGACAACCCCGTCGTCACGGACCAAAACCGCCTGGACGTTCACATGCACTATTCGATCATCGCCACCAACACCGAAGCGAATTTTGTATATCCCTTTTACCGCCAGCCGCCAACCTGATTGCTTGGAGTATTCCCCATGACCAAGGCCCGCTTGGACTACAGCCGCAGGGACTACGAATCGATTCGGCGCGACCTCATCGCCAAGATCCCGTTGCTGACCGATCAGTGGACCGACCACAACCCGAGCGACTTGGGCATGGTCCTGTTGGAGTTGTTCGCGGCGGTCGGTGACCTGCTTGCGCATCACCAAGATACAATTGCGGCCGAAACCTATCTGGCGACGGCCCAGGAACGTCAAAACCTCATCAACTTGTGTGCCCTGATCGGTTACCGATTGGATCGGCCCGTTCCGGCTGCGACGGTGATTCAATTCGAAGTGGACGCCCCCCTGACGGAAGATCTCGCGATTCCGCGCGGCACGGCCTGCGTGGCCGCCGTACCCGACGAGAACGGAACGATTGAAGAAATCCCCTTCGTGACCTCCGAAAACGCGACCTTGGTGACCGGTGAACGCGTCGTTCAGGTGGCTGCAGTTCAAGGACGACTGTTCGAGGAGTCGTTCGCGGCGACTGGCGCGGCCTGGCAACAGTTCGAATTGCACGCCCACGACTTGGCTCAAGGGCACTTTCACCTGTGGGTGGACGATGACCCCTGGTCGGAGGTGGCCCACTTCCAGGATGCCATTCATAGTTCACGTCAGTTCGTTCTGACCACCGACGGCGATGACCTCACGCGGGTGCGCTTTGGGGACGGCATTCGTGGCGCGATTCCCCAGGCTGGCCAAACCGTCAAGGTCACCTACCTGCGGACGCTCGGCACCCGTGGCAATCTTGGCCCCCGGCTCATCAACCGCACCACCGAAACCTTCTACGCTGGCGGCTTGCCCATCCGTCTTCGGGTGACCAACCTGATTCCGGCCACCGGCGGCGCTAATCGGGAATCCATCGACCACGCCAGACTGCAAGCACCGGCCGAGCTTGAAGCACTGTGGCGCGGCGTCACCAAGGACAATTACCAAGCGCTTGTCGAGGGGTTCCCTGGTGTCGCCAAAGCCCAGGTGATCGACGTCAACGACTGCGCCAGCGTGCGATACTTCCAGGTCAACCTGGCCGTGGCGCCCAACGGCGGCGGCCATCCGTCCCCGCAATTGCTCCGCGACCTGCAAGGTTTCCTCGATGACCGCAAGGTGATTACCCAAGAGATCCGATTGTTCGATCCCGACTATGTGCCCATTGATGTGCACGTCCGCTGCACGCTCACATCGGAGACCAGCCAAGCCGAGTCTCGGCCCAATCTCGAACACGTCCTGGCCGACCACTTCGATTTCGACCGTGTGGGCTTTGGCCAAACCATTTCGCCCTTGGATCTTCGCGCCAACCTGGAACGAGTGGCCGGCGTGGTCAGCGCCGTCGTGATCCAACCGGCCGCCGATCATCAGCTCGGCCTCGGTCAGATTCCTACCTTGGGAACCGTCCAGATTGATTTGGTGGGGGGCCGAACGTGACCCGCTTCGATCTTATCCGCCTGCTTCCCGAGCTTTACCGAACCGCCGACGTCAATGGCGACCTGGCGCGTTTTCTCTCTCTTCCCGAATTGGAATTGAACGGCTTGGCGGCGTCCGCCGACCGTTTGCCGAGCCTGATCGACCTGGATCACATCGATCCTCGTTTCCTCGACCTGCTTGCCTCGCTCTCGGGAATCCGTCTGAATCCCGGCTGGGACTTGGACCTTCAACGCCTGACGATTCGTGACGCCGTGCCGAACTTTCGGCGGCGGGCCACGTTGCCGGCCCTGATACGGGACCTAACCCTTGCCGGTTGGGCTGGTGACATCACCGAAACCTTCCGCGACACCCACCGCTTGAACCTACGCGCCGCCATCAACCAAGCCAAGTTGGCCGGCCGCATCAACAGTCTGGGCGTGTTCCGAGTTAGGAGTGACACCCAAATCGACAAGGTTCGGGACATCATCGAGCCCCATCATCCCGCCGGCACCGCGGTCTATTTTTGGCAATGGCTCTATGCCTGGGAAGATCCTGAACCTTTGGTGTTCGGCCACCTCAAGGCGTTCTTCGATCAGTTCTCGTTTTCCGATCTTTCCGGGATCTTCGATTTGAACACCAGTCCGGTCAACGGCACCCGCAAACTCACGCGGCGCAAATCGCGATTCGAGTTGATGGACGTGAGTGTCGGAACCACGCTTCGACCGGAGCCCTTGCCGTCGCCCACCTGTCTGGCCCAGTGGCACCGCCCGTTTCCAGGTCGGTTACGAACGAATCGACCATCACTGAACAGAACCAAGTTCACCAACACTTGGGTGAGCGAGCGAAAGGTGGTCGTCGAACATCTGTTTACCAGCCAGAACCGGGAACCGAAGTCGGGGAGGATCAATACATATATAAACGGTCCCCATCTTCCGCAGGCCGAACCGACCGAGCTGTTCAAGTTTCGGCAACGGGACCTGATCGATCTGCAGGTCATAGAACCCGAGCCGATCGATCCTGTTCGCGCACTGGTGTGCGCTTCCTGGAACCAACCGCGGGTTGGGTTCCACATGGGTCGGTCACGACTCAATCAATCCTCGCCTTTGGCCGGTCGCCTGCTTGGCGGTCATGCCCGTGCCCTGATGCTGGTCGCCGCTGCGACAACGTCCCCTGACCTGGCTGCCGGTCGCGTCGATCGATGGCAACGGCCGTCCCGGTTCTGGTCACTCGGGCATGCGGCCTTGAACCAAAGTCCCCTCACCGATGCCCACGTGACTGATGACCGCTTGGCCCTGGAAGTGTTCGGGTCAACGAGCTGGCCGTCGCTGCCGTTCGCCCTGAACCGAGGCACACTCAACCATCGCGGCTTGCACCTGGCGACCGAGCCAACCACGCCGATTCGGCTGGGATGGGGCCGCCTAAACCAAGCCGGAATCCGGAGTGCCGAACAGGATTACCGCTGGCATGTCCGCCAGGATGACGAGAAGGACATCCTGACCCCGAATCTGGAAGTCGCTTCCACCCGTTTTGAAGTCACACGCTGGCCGGATCCTTAGCCGACAGATGGGCCCGCGCTCCGGTAGGTAGGAAAGGAAGGCCGTGGTTTCGGCCAACTTTTCAGGAAAAGGGGGACGCGAATGACCTTGCGCGTATTCCTCGACGCCGCGTTAACCAACCCCATCAGCGCGGATGGCGATTTCTCCAACCCGGACACCGGCACCTTCAACGGAACCGACGGAGATTCCAAGGACCGCCAATTGTGGATCGCCAACAGTCAGGCAGCACTTTCCGCGGCAGCCGATGCCAGCCAAACCCAGATCTCGCTGACCCGACCGGTCTTCGCCGATGGCGATGTATTGGTCGTTGGTTTCGAACACCTGCGGGTGTTTTCTGGCGGCGGGACCGTAACCCTGACCGTCGAGCGCGGTTATGCGGGGTCAACCGCTGCCGAGCATATCGCCGATGCGGTGGTTTACAGTGCCCTGGATCATGGCGATGTGACCGTGTCGGTATACGATGCCGAAGGCTCCGACGAACGTCAATGGATCCGCTTGGCCGTCGATCAGGCCGCATTGGACACGGCCACCGACGGTGCCTCGTTGGTTCTGGGTGCCAAGCCGCACGATCAGGTATTGACCTTTTGGCGGCGGGTCACCGTGCCGGCCGGAACCCCGGTACAAGCCAAGATCGATCTGGGCCTTGAAATCTCAGCCATCGAAAGCCCGGCCCAGGCAGGTGCGTGATGGCGTATCACAGCGCTTCTGGGACCGCGCCGAACAAGCCCGCCTTCTATGATGCCTTGAAATCGTTCGCCACTACCATCGGTTGGTCGACCATCGATGAAGACACTTCGGGATCCGAGCCGTTCACGGTCTTTCAATCGCCTGGCGAATCGGGTCAATCTCGGCTTGTGGTTCAGGTGATCAACCGGGACCGGAATCACCAGATCAGCGTGTACGGCTACCAAAGCTGGGACAGTGACACCCACGCAGGCGTCAACCAAGCGGGCTACTCGTCGGGTAGCTACGTGTATGTCAATGAGTCGACCGATTCCCTGTACTGGTTGTTCGGCGACCTGGATCATTTGTTCACCGTCGTGAAAATCGGCGCCAACTATTTCGGATTCTATGCCGGCCTGATCAAAAGCTACTATCCCGCAGACACAACCCGATTGCTGGACCCCGTGCCCGCAGGCAATCACGTGACGGTGTCGGTGAATGACGCATCTCCCTTCGAGCCCGATCAACACCTCATGATTTTGGACACGGCAAACGTCCAACGCACAAAACTGGTCTCGCTGGATACGGAAAACCAGCCTCATACCGTAACGCTCGAGAATCTATAGACGCCCTTCCTGGCCGATTCGTTTCTCGGTACGGATCCACTCCCGCTCATTGTGGGGCGTCATTCGAACACGGCGATTTACGCCCTCAACCATTCGCAGGGGTACAGCGGCCCAACCTCCCAACAGGGATTGTTGACACCCGCGCATGGCGGCGACTGGGACAGTTATACGTCCCCCAATTCAAGAACGGGAAAAGCCGTCCTGTTCCCGATGTTCGCGGGCCACAACCAATCAGCGACCGGTGAACTCCGCGGCGAATTGATTGACGTGTTCGCGATGGGCGGCGAAGGACTCGACAGCGAAGATATCGTGGAAGTCGGCCAAGTCCAATACCGGGCCTTCAATTTGGCCTCGCTCGGTTGGGTCGCGGTGAGGCTGCAATGAACCATTCGGGCACCATCCTGATCATTGCGACCCAGTCGGGGCGAATCCGGCCGCAACCCAAACGCGGCCAAGTTCGATTCCCAGCCATCCGGATTCACGGGGCGCTCGATGCCCATACTCGGTGAGCGCCTAGACATCCACACCCGCGAAGGTGACATCAAGCCACAGTTCCGCGCCTCCACGTCGATTCTTCCGGCCCATCACTTTCGGTTGCAGGTGGAAGGCGCGCATGACGATTCGAATCAATCCCGACGTGCCGTTCGGCTTGCGTCTCGTTGGCGTGTCGCACAACAGGCCTCTTTACGGTCGCCGGTGCACTACACGATCCAAACCTCGAGCACCAGGAACCTGGATCGCGTTTGGCGGATCAACGAGCGACGCATCTCGAAAACCTGTGGCCGCTGGATGCTTGCCGGTTCCATGAAACGACAGGTGCCGATAGCGATGCGCGTACTCGTAAAGCGACGTATTCGTGCCGCGCTCTTGATCCAAGTCGCACAGGATTCCGTTGATGTGCTCCGTGCCCGTTGGGTGATCGGATGGGGCACCCGACAACGAGGCTCGCATCGATGGCGTGTTGCCAACCGAACCAAACGACCCTTGGACCTTCACATGGGTATCGGGGCCGAAATGGCCTTGCGCCTCGCGGCGGACTTCCGGGTCGGCCTGGCTCGATCAGCCACCGCAACAACCAAGCAAGTCGTCTATGAAGTCGTGATTTCCGAAACCCACGAAATCGACATTTCTGCCGACACCTGACACGCATTTGCTTTAGGTAGATATGGAAAGGGCGCGTTTCGACGATGTCCTAATTCGTTTCAAAGCAGGGCGGTGCGGAACGGACGTCACCCTGTTGGTTGCTGCATCGGACCAACCGGAGTGGCGTCCCTTCCCCGCCAAACATCCACGGAGGGGGCCACATGCCGCTAGGGGTCATCACGCGTTCCGGCCGGATCCTGACCGCCAAGCTGTTGAGGGGTGAGCCGGTCGAAGGCATCACCCATTGTGCCATCGGGGATGGCAACGCGACGTTTTCGGATCCGCTTCATCCACCCGCGCCGAGCGTTGAGCAAACCGGTCTGATTCACGAGTGCGCCCGCAAGCGGTTTTACAAGCGGTCTTTTCTCGAGGAACACCAAGACGGTGCCTTGCTGGTCAACGGAACCCGCTACATCGAGACGCCGACCGAGACCCGAACCATCGGCGTGTTTTTCCGGTTCGAGGAAGCCGAAGCCAACGGGATCACGATCAAGGAATACGGGTTTTTCGGTGGAGACGTGGCCTACGTCGCGGACAACCAAACGGATTTCGCGGTGGACGGCCGCTATCACGAAATCACGAACCCAACTGGCCAGGTCCTTCAATGGGGCTACCTCTACGAGGTCAAGAACATTCCCGACTTCAACAAAACCAATGATACCCGCGTCGAATTCGTCGGCGTGTTCCGGTACTGATCGGAGGCTTCCTTGTCCATTTCCCGTGACACGTTCGACCCGCATAAGAACTACAAGCGCATTTCCTTCCACCAGGACCGCGACCTGTTGGACAGCGAACTGAACGAGCAACAGCACATCGCCATCCATGAGCGCACCAAGTTGTTCGATGCTGTGTTCCATGAGGGCTCGATTCTCAGCGGCTTCGAAGTCGTGAGGGCCGACCACATCTTGACCGTCGGCCCAGGCGTGACCTACATCGAAGGCCACATCGAACAGGTTCCAGGTGCCGTGCTGACCTTCGATCCTGCCAAGGACGATGGCGCCGATTACGTCTTCGTCGAGCTCCTCAAATACAACGTCGACCGCAACACCGACGCGACCCTCATCAACCCGGCCACGGGCGAGCCGACCGCCGAACGCGAACGCTGGGTGCTGCAGTTGACCCATGAGGACACGACGGCTGCACCGTTGCCGAACAACGTTACAGGCCGACGCGTGCTGCCCATTTACAAGTTCGACCGCGCCGACGGATCGGTCACGCCGATCGTCAAGTTCAAGAACAAGTTGGTGCTGGATGATTTGGTCGGCACCTTGCCCGGTGAACGTATTCGGGTTTCCTCGATTTCGGAAGCGCAGCTCTCGTTTCGAGCTGCCGAGGGCATGAACTCCTTGCTTGACAACATGGCCGAACGGACCCACGACCAAGCTGGTTCCTATCTGGTGAGCGGTTTTGATTCGGTCGTCGGTGATCCCGAGGACGACCACGTCACGGTCACCACGAACGCCGGCCGAGCCTACATTCGTGGGTTCCGCCTGCAACGCGACCTGCCCACCAGCACCTTGGTTCCCGTGTCCAAGGCGACCAAGCACGTTCGCGGCGAGCAAAAGACTTTTGTCGCCGATCGTCGTCGGTACCCGGTCAATAGCACCCCCCTCAAAGCATCCACGCAGGTGGAGGCGATCGTCGAAACCACCCAGAATGTGACGCGCGGAAGCGTGGCTGGCGGCGAAGATCTCCTTTCGCCGAATCCCGTCGTGACGATTCTCGAAGTCAGCCAAGGCGCGACGACCTTTCAACCTGGGGTGGACTGGAACCAATCGGGGAATGTGGTCGATTGGACCGGTACCGGTGATGAACCAGGTATCGGCACGACCTACACGGTTCGGTGGACCTACACCCGTCAGATGGAACGGGGGGTCGACTACACCGATGGAGGATGGTTCGGAGGGTCCGGCGGTCATCCATCGACAGGGGATTACCATTATCTCGTGACCGCGGTCGATGCCCAGGGCGAATCCGGTTTTGATGCGGCGAACGTGGTGACGCGAACCGTCGCCGAAGGGGGCATCAACGAACTATTCTGGCTGCCCGTTTCGGGTGCGACCGGTTATCGGGTCTATCGCGGTACCGGTGACATCGCGGTCAACCAGTTCGGTTTGCTGATCGAATTGCCAGCCAATGCCACCCAATACATCGACGACGGTGTCGATGTGGGCCCGGGCACGCCGCCGTTGAGTGTAGGGACGTCACCTTTGATCATGTCACAGGTGGCACTCCATCGCGGCAACACCAACATCATCAACTTCGGCCGAACCGACCACGGACAGCAACCCGTTCCCGGATCCAATTGCAGTATCGATTATGACTACTACCTTGGACGGATCGACGTGATGTACGCGACCGCCTCCGAGATCAAGCGCCTGGAAGGCCCGCCGTCCGACCATCCCAAGATGCCGGTCTTGCCCGATGGGACCCTTGGTTTGTCGGCGATCCACTGCCCACCCAATTCGATCTCGATGACCGCCAGGAACTTCGGTCTTCGACGGATCACGATGGACCAAATTCACGACCTGATCCGCGACGTCGAACGGCTCAAGTACAACGACGCCCAGAGCCAAATGAACGCGGATCTTTCGCACCGAGAAGGTGGGATTAAAAAGGGCATCTACAGCGACGACTTTTCGAGCGAGTCCCAGAGCGATGTCCATCATCCCGAATGGTCGGCGCGGGTGGACACCGTCGGTCGCTTCGTCGCACCCAACCGAACCGCGACATCTCATGCCTTGCAGGTGGATCATTCCCGGTCAAACGTGCAAGTCATTGGCTCACTGGCGCTGTTGCCTGGAGAGGAAACGGTTCTGGTCCAACAGCCTGATTGGAGCGAGGCGAGGAACATCAACCCGTACGCGGTGTTTGACCCGCCGCCGCCCAGTTTCATGGTCTCGCCGAACATTGGGCGAAGGGGGGTTACCGGGGTCACGGTCACCTCGAATCATTTCCCTCCGAATGAGCCAATCACCGTCCGGTGCGCGGGTGTGGTGGTCGCTGACGGCATTCTCCCGGATTCGGCAGGCCGTATGACAGCCACGTTCATCATTCCCCCAGAGACGCAATTAGGAAACCAACGGGTCTCGGCTTCCAATGGTTCCCAGGGGGCGAGCGCGCCTTTGGAGATCAACAACCCATTGGATATCGCCCGTGTGGATCGAGTTGTGACCGAACCCGAAACCGAGGACACCCGCATCGTCAGGCGTTCGGTTCGAGACCGCGTGTGGCGATCCCGATTCCAAACGGCCAAGCGCGATCCGTTGGCGCAGACCTTCAGTTTCCCAGTCAACCGCATCGTAACCGCTGTCGGCGTATGGTTCGCGGCCAAAGATCCGTCGATCCCGGTCACTGTCCAGATTCGTGGCGTGACCACAGGGCTTCCAAATGACCAAGTCTTGGCGGAACAGGTGATGGCGCCGGCGGAAATCACCACCGGATCGGAAACCAAAGTGACCTTTGATGAGCCGTTCTATGCCGAAGCGAACACGTCGTATGCCGTGGTGTTGTTGACCAACAGTAGCGAGTACCAGGTTCAGGTGGCGACGCTCGGCCAAATGTCCCAGGTCGGGAACCGCGGTATCATCACAAGCCAGGCGTATCCCGCTGGTGTATTGCTGGAATCAAGTAATGCCGAGACCTGGACGCCGTTGAACGGGTCCGACCTTCGCTGCAACATCTATGGCAGAACTTTCCAACCCAATGGTGAAATCCGGTTTCAACCTGTCACGGGTGTGATCGTAACCCAGTTGAACGTCGACGAATTCAGTCACCTTCCCGAGGGGACTTTCATCACTTGGGAGTATTCGACAGATGGCGGCCAGGTGTGGGACGCGCTCGTTCCTGCCGAGGAAGAGCAATTACCAAATATCACCAACCAGGTCCTGGTGCGCGCCAGATTCGTGCGTACTGAGCCCTTGGAACACGAAAGCCCCGCACTTGTAATAGGTGACGTAGCATTGATCGGGTACTTCAATGACGATTCTGGCGTCTACATCACACGGGAACATACCGTGACTCAAGGCATTGCGTCCAATCGGATCTACGCTGAGATGGATGTTCCCAGTGGTACGGCCGTGAACTGGTTCGCAAGCAACAACGGAGAGTCTTGGGAGCCGATGTCTTTGGAAGCAACCAATCCAATCGACACAATTTGGACCGAGTATTCCTATGAGTTGACGTTTGCCGATCCGAACGGTACCCGTATCCGCTTTAAAGCTGAGATGACAGGCACGAATATGGTCAGCCCGAGAATACATCGATTCGGCGCAACACTGAGCTAACGGAAGAATAAGGGTCAGTCAATGATTTTTCGAAAACAATGAAAAACGCTTGGTGCTGAATGCTCTTACCTGTCGAGCTTTCTGTTGGAGTTCGACAGGTATCCCTCAAGAGGAAAGAGAGGTCTTGTCTTTTAAGACATTTAATTCCAATTCTATAGAAGTAATTTGTTTTAAAAAAATGAGCTCGATATTTCACTTCATTTTGATCGTGGAGGAAAAACGCCGAAAAACTGGACACTTAGCAGTGTGATAATTGTCACAATTTACCAGAGAGTCAGGCTGAAAATATGAAGAATCGCGCAATATATCAATGTAGGCAACTGTGAAAAGATGAGGCAGCAATCAAGCTGAGGAAATAAGGCCCCGCGCTTTTTCTTGAAAGGGGCATTCAGCATGGACTGACAGGGAAAACCTTCTCTACAAAGTGTGAAGTATAAGAGCATGATGGGCTTGGTTGGCAGTACGCCTTTGTGACAAAACCCATATTTTCCATGAAAGGGCAACCAAAAAGGCAGTATGAGCACCAATCAAGTCGGAAAGCCGATGTCCCTACAAAATTCGATGCTGATTCTTGCCCTTGAAGATGATCGCCTGTATGCGCCATCGAATGTTGCGAAATTAGGTATTGACCAGAAAGCGAACAAAGATCTTTACGACGCCGCTAGAAAATCATTAGGCGAATGGTCTAGGTACCACAACATCAGAAAAACATTCGATAACAGGGATGAAGTAGGTCGGCAAGAGGGGCGTTTTCCCCAGTGGCTTGGAAAAACCTGGAAAAACCATTTAACTGTCGAGCAACAAGAAAAAGCAAGTGGGGTAATCGCCTTAGCACAAAAAATAGCCCAATCCAGAGATCCCCTTCTTTGGTATCCAGTTGCATTAACGGTCCTAGAAGGTACTAGCACGTCCGCTGCTCTTTTCAATGCGGGGAATTCTTCACCTTTTACTGATTCAAGTGAAGATAGTTCAGAAGCAGGGCGAGGTCTGAACCCGGCGAATGATTCAAGCGCTAGTTCGATCTCTCCCCATCGTTCAGAATCCTTTGATGATCCAATAAAGGATTATTCTGTTTTTTTATTATTTCTAAAGCGATTGGTTTCATTTAAGTCACGCCTAGGGTTGATGACAGTTTTAACTCTTGCATTAGCTTCTTCACTCATTCTTCAGAAGAAACCCAACAATGACTCAGTTGCGGATTACGGAAAGCTATTGAGAAAAAGTCACTTCCTGAAGATTTTTCAAATCAAAATTTGTACCCTGGCATTCAGCTTTATAAGTCCGCTCCAAGTGATCAATTCATTGTTTCAGTTGATTAATCTCTAAGGCTCGTCGTCTACCGGTGGCGGAGGCTTGTCAGGTCCTCCGAAAGATAGTTCTACTATATCAGGTATGCCGTCATTGATTGGGAAATCAAGTGAGCTGGAGTTGAATTCTATAGTATCTATCTCGTGTTGGCGTGGGAAAATGTTCGAATTTGAAATATTTTCGCTATAGGCTGGCTTTGGATTTTGTAAGCCAAGAGGACTGAAGCTACCTATTTCCAAGTCGGTTCTCCTTAATCAATGACACTTCCAGGAAGTGACCGTTTCCAATAGTTTTAGTATGCGATAATCTTTTCTTTTTTTGCCCCAGCTTGAGACATCGTTAATCATCGAATTGTATTCAGGCAGCGTCGTCTTCTTCCCGCAACGATAGGCAAAGATCCAATTGATCGTATTGTAATAAGACAGATCTTCGTAGCCGGCATCGCGGATTTTTTTCTCTGCCTCGGTTGTCTGCTCTATTCCCAACTTGACTTCACCCAGCATAAGGTGAATCAAGGCGATGTTATTTAATTGAGTAATAGCCTGACGGGTTTCACCCGCTTGATAGTATAGCTGTCTGCTCTTTTCATATTTTTTTATTGCAAGTTCAAGCTCTTTCTTTTGCCAATGAAGGTGACCTTCTAATTCATAAAAGTAGCCTAGGTGCCGAGGTTGCTTTCCCAGCTCTTTTCTCTTGATAACATGAAAGTCATAATATTCTCGCGCAACAAAAAGGTTTCTTTCTGCATCTGAGGTTTGGTTTAAATCTAGGTAAAGAGAAGCTACAGAGCATGTTAAAACAAACAAATTCCCAAAGCTGCTCTTCTCTTTGTATAGCTGTGTTGCTGATTGGAAGTCATCTAATGCTGCATCAAATTCTCCTCTAATTGCGTGTAGCTTTGCAGATAAAAAGGAGCTGTGCGCATTCAAGATGTTTGTTGGACGGTCTTCTAATTGTTTTTTGACAAATCTATTAATACTCTCGGCTTGATCAAGGTCATCATCCTGCCAATACGCCCATGCTAAATAAAAAATACTTTTTAAATCATTTTGTGTAATTGAGAGGGTTTCAAAGTATTCCATTCCAGCATTGGCGCCATGAGTCAAAAGGATATCCACCCCTATTTCGTAAATTGTTTTATTTTCCCGTTTACTTAAATCGGCAAAGTATCTAACAGCTTCGCTTTCTCTTTCTGAGCGGAGAATCACCAAACCCTCTATGAGGGATGAGTCGTAGGGTTTGCTCGTCTCATTTTCGACATTTTTTTGATTTTCATCACTGGAGAAGCTGATTAGAAAGGGCTGATTAAGGTCGGCCAGAAATAGAATCAAGATGTAAAACACGACATTCTCCTAGTGAGTTAACATTATAATTTCAAACAACTTAGCCTAGTTGGCAAGATATTCGAGGTGATGACCAGAAATTCTCTGGCCAGAAACTGGGATTATACACCTGTGGTTATTTACTTGTCGACAAGATTTTTTCTCTTGAGTCGCATTCTTGCGGAGTTTAATTTGGATCCGACAGAAGCCATCCAGAGCTTTCTTTGCTGTTCGAATTGATTAGTGAGATAGGTTCGATTTTAGGGAGAAACCAAGAAATGATGTTTCTTTCTGAACAGCATCAAAACCTATTTGATAGGATGTTTTTTTTCGGAAAATACATGGGAGGCCTAATATGGCCAATGTAAAAGATTGGTTTATATCGTTGTTTGGCTTGAAAAGCTCTAAATGCCATTATCCAAACCAACAGCTTGGTATAACTCTATTTGGAGCTACTCACTGCGGACAAGCCCGCCTCAATAATGAGGATGCCTATTACATGTTGCCTAAAATTGGAATCTTTGCAGTTGCTGATGGTCTTGGTGGCCCGGCCAATGGTGAGATTGCAAGCAATCTGGCGGTTAGACGATTTCATCACTCTACTGAAGAGGCGAGTGGTGTCGGAGGCTGGTTTTGGCCAAAAAACCGAGAGGTTGGTGGCTTTGACATTGAAACCAAAATGATTCCAGCCATACTCCACTACGCAATAAAGTCAGCTCAAAATTTTCTGCTCCAAGCTATCCAAAACGATCCCATCCTTCAAGGTATGGGCACAACCTTCACGGCCGCGATCATATCAGATAGAACGCTGTATATAGCTCATGTCGGTGACTCGCGCGCGTACTTGCTTCGTCGAAATCTCCTTATGCAATTGACAGACGACCACAGTTACGCTCGTTGGCTCGTTCGCACCGGGCAAATCACTTCTGAACAGGCGAAAACTCACCCAGGTCGAAATCAACTGCTTCAGTCACTCGGTGGTGAAGCGATCTCGATTGCTCACAACCAAAAACCCTTGGAGCCCGGTGATCGAGTCCTCATGTGCACGGACGGAATTTACAACATGATTGATGAGGTACGACTGCGAGACATCCTTGCCCAAAAGGGCATCGGCCCGCGCCAGGTCACCGATCAACTCATCCATGAGGCCAACGCCAATGGCGGCCGTGACAACATGACCGCCATTGTCGTTCACGTGGATGAAATCTCAGAATTCGACCATAAATGAAATCGCGTCAGTTTCCCTCCCGTCATCCTGGCGTGGGAGCCAAGCGGTCCGGCGATATTTCACCTAGGAATGGAAGAACCCCGCTTCAAGACAACCATCAGAACTCCAAACCATCCACCATCGCAAGCCAAGGGTGAGGTCACGCCATGCAACCCGAGCCAGTTCAACATTGTCAGGTCGCATCGTCGTGGCTTCACCCGTGGTTGGTTGACGGTGGTCAACTCGAAAGGGCACAACATGACCGAAGTCTTCAGCAAAGATGAAATCACCTTAATCCAAAACCATAAAGATTGGAGCAAGGAAAAAATCCTGGCAAGTGAGGGGGTCTTTTTCTTCAAAGACATCGTCAAACCATTGGGTCTTTCCCCGGCCAAAGTGAAACACCGGGCGAAGGCGATCAAAGCCCGCGGTGGAAACGCTTGGGAAGAAATGGGCCTCCGCTTGATCTGGAACCATTGGGTTGTTCGCATGACGGTGTTCTCGTCTTATTATCGCGAACATCTCATTTCCAAGGTGCGGAGGGTCGACCCTACTTGGGATGGCAACGACTTGCTGAAGCAAAAGGGCCTGTTTCAATTGAGCGACGTGTGTAGTCGTGTTCCCTTCACCAGCCATCAGTTGAGATATCAAGCCAAAACCACGCAGGATGCGCGGAACGAGATCGGGGTATTCAAGGATCCTGAACTCAACACGTATCTTGTCGACATGGAAATCTTCGCTCCCTGGATCATCAAATTGTGGCAGTCCACGGAATAAATCCAAATTCCAGCCAACCGAAAAACCGGGCTCGCAGGCTAGAGGCGAGATCGCGCCGAGAAACACCACATCTCCATGCCGTGAAATCAGGAATCTCGGCGCGGTTTCACCTGTAGCCCACCGAACCCATGACCTCGATATATGGAGTTCACATGGAGAACATTTTTCATCGAGACGAAATGACCCAAATCGTTCACCCCAAGGACTGGACACCCGAACAGATTCTCGATCACGATGGCATCTTTTACCTGAAGGATGTCGTCGAGCCTTTGAACATTTGCACCAAAAAAGTGAGAAAGCGGGCACGAAAAATCATCGAGGATGACATCGACCCGTGGGAAGAAATCGGTGTGCGGATTCTATGGAATTACTGGGTGGTGCGCATGTCCGTGTTCTCGCGTTGCTACAGCGCCTTCACCCCAGCCCGGGTCTCCACGATCAAGGCCTCCTGGGACGCGAACACCATGCTGCATCAGCGAGGCTTGTATTACCTGACCGACGTCTGCAAGAAAATTCCGTTTACGGCCCACCAGTTGCGCTACCAGGTCAAACAGCGAGATCGACCGCGGGATGAGATCGGCGTGTATCGCGATGATGAGATGGGCGCCTATCTCGTGGACATGGAACTATTCGCGAAGTGGCTGAAGGAAATCTGGAAAGGCCGGTGGGTGGCGTAACCACCCAAAAGTTCTCTCAGTGCTCAGTATCTCCGTTTCAAAAACTCCCAACCCAATCCGCTCATGAACGTCAATCGGTCCTACAACCTGCCGAATGGCGTTTGTGCCAACAAAAACTCCCACCCGCATCATGAGGCGGCATCAACACCGCCTGGTAGTGCGGCGCCAACAGACATTACAAGCAACTTGTTCGTGTCGGGTGACCTTGCCCTAGGAAGCTCACCCGGCACCTTTTTTATGGCTTTTTCCTCTGAAAAAAGCGCTGAAGGGAGCCTCTTTTTGCCGCCTACAGATGTAACGCGCCCGGTTTTCCGGCCCTTGCGATGCCCTTGAATTGAAGCTTCAAGGGCCCTGACCTCCACAATACCCGCGTGCCAACCCCTCGCGGATTACACCCCCTGGGAGATCCACGTTCCAGCGAGGGATCGAACAGACCGCCAACGTGTATCGGCCGGTTCGATCGAAGTATGCCTTGGCGCACCTGAACCATGACCTCTTCGTCAACGATCTTGAAATACGGACCTTAACTCCTTCATTCATCGAATTGATTTTTATCTGGAGTTGGACATCATGTCTTTCTATTCCTCATTTCGAGGTCAGTGCTCTCGGCGTGCATATCGCTTGACGCTGGCCTACGTCATTGCTGGGCTTTTCTTTCTAACAAACACACCGGTTTTCGCCTCTGACGCGGATGCCGACGACTCGAACTGCCGTAATCCTGCCCTGACCGAACCCCAAAATGGCGTTGCCTCCCTTTCTTCGGACTCCGATCGTCTGGGCCTCAGTACCTCAGCGCCCTTCACCTCCGTCAACGAGTTTACCGGCAAGCTCAACATCGCGCTCGATCCCATCGGCGTTCCGGGCATGTTCCTGCAGCCCATCTACAAGTCGCCGCAGGAGAAGTATTGCGACGACGAAAGCGGCTTCCGTCTGTGCCCCATGAACGAGGCGCCCACCGGCCAGGGCTTGGGCTTCGGGTGGAGCTTCAACTTTGGTTACATCCTGGCCCGTAACGCCGTGTTCGGAAACGGAACCGGTCCAGCCTCCGCCGATTGGGAACGCGTCCGTTTCGTCGATACCGCCGGCAACGTCACGGTGTTCGGCCGCGACAACCTGTTTCAGGCCGATCCTGAAAACGGAGGGCCCGAAGACGTTTGCGATTTCGACGGCTGCATGCCCCTCCATGCCGACATCCATTTCGTCGACGACCAATTGCGCCGCATCACGCGAGCGCGAACGCTGGACGGAACTTCCCTGGAAGGGTTTTCCCAGAACAGTTACTACCTGCTCGACCCCAACGGCCAGCGCACCGAGTTCCACGCCGTTCAGCGTGTCACCCAGTGGAACAACGCGACCGCGGTCAAGTTCTTCCCCGTGGAAATCCGCCTCCCGAATCAGCGCACGATCTCCATTTCATATGTTGGTGGGCGTGATCCCGACGGGACCTTGCCCGATTCGGCGCTGGTCGACCGCGTCACCGACTCCTTTGGTCGGGCCTTGCAGTTTCACTATGAGGGCGACCGACTGATTCGGGTCACACTCGAATCCGCCCAGGGCGCCAAACTTCTGAAGTCGTTTGCGTATCGGTCCATTCACCTCGGAAACCAGACCTTCACGGTCCTTCACAAGGTCACCACGCCCGAAGGCTACGAGACCACTTTCACGACCGAGCACATCGGCGAGCGCTTTCCCTATATCACCGCGATGGCCCTGCCCACCGGTGGCACGGTCCAGTACGACTACGCCTCCCAGGCCTTCCAACACCTGGAGGTGGACACCAGTGATTGCCGCGCCCCGCGCGATGACGGCTGCGAGGTCTACCACACCGTTTCACGCCCATACGTGCGTCTGAGCGAGATGATCTTTGCCGGTGGTCGCTATACCTTCGACTACCGCCAGTGGACGGCCAACGAGGAACGCACCAACCCGCAACAGGAAGGCCGGATCGATGTCACGGTCACGGAACACAATGGCGACCAGACCTATCGGCGGGTGACCAGTTACGTCAACACGCCCATCTTCGAAACCTACTTCCAGACGTGGGACCAGGCCCATGTGGTCGGCCGTCCGCGCGAACGCACCGTCACCTTCGGCGATTCCAGTTATCGGGAGGCCTGGACCTACACGCCGCCACTCACCATCGGCGATCATGCCGGCGGCGACCTGATCCAGGTTCATGCCCTGCGGCAGCACAGCCAGTTGGAGGATGGCGTTTGGATCGACACCAACTATCACTACAGTTGGTTTGACGAAAACGGTCTGAACGGTCCGAATTTCGACCAGCATTTCCTGCAGCCGACGGCCGTCACGCGCAAAGCACGCAACGGGTCTCACCTGTTGCGCCGGGAGTTTGACTACACGCATCGGGTGGTTCGGGAGATCGGCGAACACGACCACGTCTTCGACGCGCCCTACGTGCTCGGCCTCGTTACAGAGGAGCGGGAGACCTTCCAACGAAGCGCGGTCACGGAAACGATCGGCCGCACCACCTACAGATACCAAGACGCGGCCTTTCCCTTCGTTACGGAGGTTCGGCGCTGGCGCCATGCGACCGAATCCGAGCGCGACACCTTCACCTATTATCAGACCGGCGCGAACCGCGGATTGCCGTTCCAGGAAACCCGTGGTGAAAGCGGAGCCCCGACCCGCTTCCACGACTACGTCTTTGGTGTGCCGACACGCATCGATCACCCCGAAGGTGTGGACACCACCCGGACCCTCAACCCCGACGGCTCGGTGGCCACCGAAACCGTCGACGGCGTCACCACGACCTACCATTACGACGATGACGGCCGCGTCGAGCTGGTCCAGCGGCCGGACACCGCCGACCTAGTGACCGAATACGCTCGGCCAGGGGCTACAGCGCCTTACATCACGAGCTATTACCGACTTCAGGCGCCGGAGCACGAACGATCGGGGACGGCGTTTCCAATGGTGACCCGGACCAAGTCGGGCTACACCATCCCGGTCCTGTTCCGGCAGTTCGACGTGTGGGGTCGGGAAACCCGCGAAAGCATTGCCACGCTCGATCGAATCACCTTTGAACGCGGCACCACCTACACGCCGTTGGGCCTAGTGGCGCACAAGACCAGTGGTCTTGGCGGGCAATGGTCCTACGAGTACGACGCCTTCGGTCGGCCGACCCGCATCTATTTCACTTGGACCGAAGCGAACCGCATCCTGCAGGACACCCAGTTCGGATATCGCCGCACCGCCGATGGCGGCGCAGTCCTATCCCAACGTGTGTCGGCCTACGACACAGACAGCACCTTGGAACGGGTTCGGGAAACCGATTTCCTGGGTCGGATCACCATGGCGGGCACCAATGGATCAAGCACGTTTTTTCAGTACGCCGCACATCCAAAGGGTCTAAAGACCACGGTTCTTCCCCTCGGAGATAACGCGCTGGCCCGCACGACCGTTCGCACCTGGCTGGGTCAGGTGCTCGAGGAAACCCATCCCGAAATCAGTGAGCCGGTTCGATACGCCTATGACAATCGCGGGCTCTTGGCGCGCCGGTATCAAGGCGACGAGGCGAACCCCACTGCCGCCACCAGATACGTTTACGACGGCCTGGGTCGTGTGCGAGAGACATATGGTCGCCTTCTAAACGAACCCAACGAATCCTTGCTGTCGACCTTCGCCTACGATGCCCGCAACCGCCTGACCGAAGCGGTTCAGGTGTCCGACAGCGGGTTACCGGTCACCTACACCTACAAGTCATTCGACGGCGCTAATCGGCTTATGGGCATGACGATCACCTTGCCGCAGTTGGATGGCTCTAGCCTGGAAAACGGAGGCTTCTCAGTTGAAGCGCTTTCGGGAACTCGCGCTTACGAAATCGATGTGGCATTCGACGAGATCGGCCGGGAACGGTGGTTCCAGCATCCCCATGGAGCCTTCGAGTCCTACACCTACGACTATTTCGATTCGCCACGAGGCGTGTTCTATGGGTTCGGTCCCAACCATCCCGAAGGTCCCGATTTCGAACATCTGATCGATCACGGCCAATACAATCCTTACAACGGCCAACTGTTGGCGGCAATTTGGGATCTGGGTGATTGCCAGTCGGAGAGCTGCGCGCCGGCACTCGCGCGGATGGCGGAGCCGGTCACGGCCGAGGAGCGAAGCAGGCCCCAGCTCGCCGAGGACCAGTTGATCGATGAAGGCGCGCTTGAAGGTGCTTCCGCGGAAGCCATGGGGACGGGTCCCTCGCTGTTCAACTACTGGTGGCCGGACACCCTGGGTCGCTCGGCGACCTGCGAGCTTCGCGGAAGCATGGGGCACTTGTACCGACGTGTCTTCACCACCTACAACGAGTGGGGCTTCATGGCGTCCTACACCCGGAACGACCGGTTGTTCCCTTCCGCGACGGAGGTTCGTCACGGCTACACCGAGCTGGGCCAATTGCAGTCGTTCGCCGTCGGGAACGCGTCGATCACCTACGGCTACGACCTAGTCGGGAACCTCACCAACCGAACCGCGCTGAGCTATCACACCGGGAATGCGACGTTGGCCGTGGGTGCCCATGCAGCCACTTACAGCCAGGGGAATCCGTTTCACCGAGACGGTGGTTACACCTACGACGTGCAAGGCCGGTTGACGGACACACGGAACCATCAGGTCCAGTACAACCGAGCCGGCCAGGTTTCCCGGATCACGGCAAGTCGGCGCGTCAACGGGAACCGTTTGGGATCGGGTGAGCAATTCTTCCTGTATGACGCCTTCGGCCAACGCGTTGCCGCCGTCCGCGAGGATACCGGAACGGTAACGTACTCGATCCGCCACGCAGACGGCCGGATCATCACCGAGGAAGACTTCGCCATTGGAACCGCCGACACCTTGGAGCAGCGGCGCCAGTACATCACCTTGCAAGGCAAGGCCATCTATCTCGAAAAGGAAGACTTCGAAAACGGCCAGCCCGTGAACAAGGAAAAGACCCACTTTTTCCGCGATCGGTTGGGCAACCCGGTCGTGACCTGGGATGGAGAAACCAACGAAGCCACGACCTCTGCCTACGAACCCTACGGGCAGCCGTTCATCGCCGAAGCCCGCCACAAGGGCGCACACGGCTTCACGGGCCACGAGGAAGACCCGAACGGGCTGATCTACATGAAAGCCCGGTTCTACGACCCAGTGGCCGGTTGCTTCACCCAACCGGATCCGGGCCGTGATTTCAATCCGTACCAGCCAAACAGCTACAACCTGTACGCCTACACCCACCAAAACCCGGTGAACGCGGTGGACCCGGACGGCCAAGCCCTGGAAACCGTGTGGGACGTGGCCAACATCGGGATAGGGGTGGCCTCGTTCGTCCACAATGCCCGCGAAGGCAACTGGCTCGATGCCACGATCGATGCCGGCGGTGTGGTGGTCGACACCTTGGCGGCCGCGGTTCCGGTAGTGCCTGGCGGCGCGGGGACGGCGATCAAGGTGTCGCGGGCCGGAAAGATGGTGGTCAATGCCGCGACGAAGTCCGACAAGGCAAATGACCTTCGCAAAGCGGCCAATACATTGGATAATGCGGGGGATACTGCAAAAGCCCTAGACAAGGTTGATGACGCGGCGGACGCTGGTAGGAAAGCCGACACACTCAAGCCCGGTCCTTATACCAAAGAGTCAATCCCAGGCCACAACGGCCGCCCCACAACTTCTGAACAAAAACAAGTGAATGAGTTGATGAAGAAGAATGGTTGTCATACATGTGGCTCAAAGGACCCTGGAACAAAATCAGGCAATGCTGTTGTGGACCACCAGCCTGCTAAAGCACTTGGAAAAACAAAAAAATTCTTGCCGCACTGTATTGATTGTGCACGAAGGCAGGGTGGACAGGTTCTCCAAGAGCTTCGTAGACGACAACAGATTCAACAGTAAAGGAGAATGCGGTGATAGCATTGGATCTACCCCATCCGATTATTTTTTTGTATGACGCCGATAATGGCCAAATGGAGATTCCAGAGTATGTTGACGGAAAAACGATTGCCTCCAACAGGACGTGTGTATCCGTGGGTACTCAGGCAAGTGTAGATGGTCCTGTCACATTGAGGCTTGTCAAAAAGGCACCAAAGGAAATAGTGGAGTCGTTCATCCAAATCTTTGAAGGCGTTATCGACTCTCCCAAGAAGACGCTATCTATTTTCACCAGCGAAGGCGCAAGCGCACTTGAGATCAATGTAAGAACCAACCACCCAAACATCATCGTTTGGGTTGATAACATTGATGTTCCCGGCAGTGTTTGCATAGAAGCGAATTGATACAGCCCTCTTGACCTTGGCAACACAAAAAGGCATAAGGCTCTTAGCCCTATGCCTTTAAAAGAGAAACGGCTTGTAAGGGAGAAACGTTCGAGTTTACAAGCTCTTGAGCTCTGAATCCGCGCGAAAAATTCCAAGCTCGTTGAGAAACGCCTTCTCTACTTTCTTCGCCCATTTTCGATAGGGCTCTGGGTCAAAGTCGCGTTGAACGTACAAATCGGTGACATTGCCAACGTGGTTCAAGAACATTTTCAGAATCGGCCGGGGCATGCAAATCGGTTCCAATTCCGCGAAGGACGCGAACGTTCTCCGAAGCGCGTGAGGATGCACTTTGAATCCGACCCTGTTGGAAACGAGCGCATTGAAGCAACCATTTCGATTGACCGGCTGATAACCCTTTCTCTTTTTGTAGTACGGGCTCAAAAAAACAAAGGGGTTTTCCATGTCCTCACGATTTTCGTATCGTTCCTCGAGGATTTTGCGAATGAAGGGGCCAAACGGAACTTTGTGTTCTCGGCCGTTTTTGACCAACTCGCCCGGGAAGGTAATCGTCCCGTGGTCGAAGGAGACGAATTCCCATCGTAGGTTACAGGTCTCGCCATCTCGGAATCCCAGAAACAGGCTCACCAAAAACCGATCCGCATTGGTGGCTTGGCTTTTGGTGCCGTTGGTCCGTATGTCGAGAAGGGCATCGATCAGTTGACCCAAATTCTTCCTTCGGATGACCGTTCGCTTCGGTTCCTTTTGATAGCCTTTTCCATTGTGGTCGAGGAGCTTGATGGGGTTTTGTGGGACCGGGCGTTGGTCCTCAACTTCGAAATGGAGCTTGGCCGTGTTCCAGACCGAGGAGAGCACATCCAGGGCTTTCTTGGTGGTTGCAGAACCGCGCTTGAGCATTTCCTTATGTTTGGTCCTGAGTACGGCGATGGTCAGCGATTCCAAGGTCCGGTCGAACCAGTCGCGAAAGTGGCCATCCAAAGCCTGTCGATACTTGTAGACCGTGTATGGCCTCAAGGTAGCGACATCGAAAAACCGCTCGATGGCCTCGCCAAGGGTCACCGGCATGGGTCCCTCAAGTTCGGATTCCTCAATGTTCAGGTCAGGAGTAATGCCCGCTTCCTTGGCCCGTTCCTTCTTGAGTTCAGTACGTGGGTCTTTCCCCTCATCACACCAGAGGGAGAGTTTTCTGGCCATTTTCCGAGCTTCCTCAAGGTCCCAATTCTCAAACTTGCCAATTGTAACCTTGGGAACTTTGCCGATCCGTTTTCGGCCAGGGGCGTGCCGAACCCGTTTTTCGAAAAAGAGAGTTTTGGTTCGGGCGCCGACCCGCAACTTGAGGCCTTCGACCTCGGTATCTCGAATGACGGTTTGCCCGGACTCCGGATTTTTGATCCGGCGCAGCAGCGATTTGGTGAACTTGACCTTCTGATTGGGGATGAGTTTAGCTTGAGGCAT